CAATGCCAACATGGCTAGTGCCACTGTAAGCAACCAGATTATCAAAACGATCGGCTGTCGCAGGTTCGTGTAAAAACGCTTCATAGTCTTCTAGTTTTAAAGTTTCATTTAAATAACTGTAAGCTACAGCGTGTATTGTTTCTTGCGAACCAAACATCATAGCCATTTGTTGAATCTCGTGCTTAGGAAACCAGCTAACAACTTTTTGAGTCCAGTAATCACTAACAGCACATTCAGTTTGAGCAAAGCCTAGTAGGATATTTCCCACTAGGTTTTTCTCTTCCCTTGTTAAGCTCTCATTCCAATCTTTAACATCGCCACTCATAGGTATCTCAGTATGTAACCAAAATGCTTGAGCTTGCTTAAGCCAACCTTCAGTATAGTACTCTGGGTACTCGAAGGGTTTGTACGGAATTCTTGGTGTAAATAATCCCATTATTCTTGTTCGTCATATAAGGTTAAACAAATATCAAATATTCCAACATATATTACGTGATCTTCTTTTCCTGACCCATAATCTGGATACTGTCTATAGCCTAATAATATACCATTAAACAAACCAAAACTTAACTCCCATTTACTAAAGTTCATCTTTCATATGTTTTAAAATTAATTCTACTGTTTTATCACACTCTTTGTGATTTTGAGGTTTGTACAATACCAAAGGGCCTAACCTGTTTTCTGTTATAAGCTTTTTAAATAACTTCCATCTTAATGGAAACGATTCGTTGGCTCTACCTTTTGTCTCTATAATAAAGCCTTTACCAACAAAATCAGGTGTATACTTTATATTTAAGATCTTCTTCTGACCTCTGTCTTTATATTCTCCTTTACCATTACCGCATCTTTCGTATGATACAAACGGGAAATCAAAAGCTTCTGACAGTTCAAATGTTTGCCCTTCGTACAAAGCGGTTATTTTTGCTTTCGTTAAAGCCATATACATATATCGCTCAAGCCCCGAGGCAAAGTTAATCCCATCATATGAGATTTTCTTTGACTGTACTGGACCTTTTTTTCGTTTATAAGGTTTTTTCTTCATCGACGTCTATATTAGTTACATCTGTAGTAAACTTTTTATAAGCAACCTCTTCGATCTCTTCTTGTAAACAGTATCTAGCTGATTCAAGATATAATATTGCATCCATTAACTCCTCTTGTACATCAACAATAAATCTACCTAGATCTTTCTTCTGACCTTCAATCTCTTGCATCATTGTAGCTCCATATTTCTTTTGACCTATTAAGCTACGTTCGTCCATCTTCCTTAGTACGTTCTGTACTATCTTGTCTTGTGTTTTAATCTGCATCTTTCACGAATGTTCCGTTAATCATCTTGCCTGTTCTCCCGCTTATCTCTTTGTATGCTGCTGCTATACACGTCTCTATGTGTACGCCTCGCAAGTGAGCTAAGTTTGTAAGTACAACAACCATATCACCTATTGCATCTATAACTTCAGGTTGGTCATTGTCTAACAGGGCTTTAGCTAATTCACCAGCTTCTTCTTGAAGCTTAACGTATTGCGTGTGGGTGTTACCAGCCTCATATAAACCTCTAACTTTTGCCCAAGTTCTAATATCGTTAAACATCTTTAATGGTTTTTTGCATTCTTGTAGAGGTACTTTCTCCCATTTCTCAACCACGGGTTCAGATAGGTTTGATAGAGCTTTATTATACACAAAACTTCTGTCATTATTAAACATAGAGGTTTTTGCATTTTGTATTATCCAAGGGATGTTATCTTTAGTTATTTCAAATTGCCCATACTCTGGATGCTGCCATTTTAAACCTATGTTATCCATAAGCCGTCCCTTCAGTTTGTTTAAAGGAACTGGAAATGTGGACGTTTGTTCGGTTACGTTTATATTCATTTGATTTGATTTTTTATTAAGGTTTTTATATGGAACCATATCTACTCGGTAGCCATATTCTTTTTGTCTTCTTAGTTCTAAAGACGATATATAATCTATATCTTTAGAGCTTTCTAGTATTTCATACTCTTCGCGGCTATAGCCTTGCTGAACTGTGACCCGGTTATTAAGATCACAGGTAACACCAATCTTTTTACCTGGTATGTGGTATAAATGATACATCATAATTTTTCGTTGTATAAGTGCATATTATGCGCGTGATGGTAGTATGTGCCTATCTCATATCCTGTCCTCTCTGAGACTAATTTCTGTAGCATTGAAAAACAATACTGATCATTGCAGAAACCGTACCAGATGTCATTAGAACGCATATAGACGGACATGTTAAGCTTGTTGTTGCGTATTGTAAACTGAACTGCATAAGTACAAGGTGTGTCTTTGGCGTATTTGTCATACTCTTTACAGTCATATATACTTATAGCCGCGTGCCTAGTGTTTGGGTTATCTTTTAACTTAGCTACAACATAGTCTAATTGATAGTTGCGCTCCCATTGATAACCATAATTACTATTAACGTTTCCATCGCTATTAGCCATTTTTTCCCATATAGGAGGAATCTTACCATATATCTGACCTAACTTAATTATGTTAGGATCTCCCGATAAGTACCATTGCCATTCGGCTTCAGCGTACTCATGTTTCCAATTTCTGTCTCTAGATTTAATGTGATTATCCATTGGGTTCTCTATAGTAAAACCTAAATTAAATAAAGCTTTTGTATTACCAAAATCCTCTCCGTTAGTCTTTAATTCATGAAGTATACAGTTAAATGCTTCGTTAGCATTTTGAAATTTATTTCTTTCCATTCTTTATATAATAATGTTTATAATAATTAAAAATAGTTTCCCACAACTCTCTATTGTCAAAAGTGCCTGGTGATCTATTAACTTTTCCGTTTATTTTTATATCTATATACCAGCTCAGAAAATTTTCTTTGCAATATGGAGATATATAAATACCATTGTTAACGCACCAATGATATGCTTTAAATTCTTCAGCATTAAAGGTGTAGGCCCATTTTTCTTTTTTCTTTCTCATTCCCAAGGCATATTGTCGTCACTTGTAACCGTGTTGATCTCAGGAATAAAACAACCAGACCTAGGTTCCCACGTAAAGAAGGCCTCAGCTTGATTAACACCAAGGTTTTGAAACTTAACTTTAAGTACCTTTACCTTAGTTGTGTTAGCGTCGTAATCCCTATGTACCAACAACCCGTGATAACTTGCATCATACCACTCTCCGCCACCCTTGATATTATACATCGTTGGTTCTTCCATTTTACCATCTTGGCCTTTATACATCTTAGTTGGATGAGCAACTATAAAACACAACACATCATATTTCCTACAAAATACTTCTATTTTAGCTAGGTAATCCATAGTATAACGATTAACGTCATCTGATTTAGCGTTTGTGTCTCTAACCTTATTGTATGGATCTATAACTAAACATTTAATTCCTTTACGTTTAACTAGTTCAGCGCCTTTTTTTAGCACAGCATCTAAACTGTATTTATCCATATCTATAAAGAAAAAATTATCATTTACGTGATCCGCTACGCGATTCCAAGATTCAGTATCTATATCTTCTGCGGATGGCATGTCTTGCCAAACTTTCCTCATTAATTTATGAGCATGCAGGTACGTTGGCTGATTTTCTGGAGATGCGAAAGCTGTTTTCCACTGGTAATTTTTATTATACCCTACAACCATCTGGTCAACAAAATCAGACTTACCACTACTAGGTATCCCAGTAACAGTAATAAACTGTCCGGTATAAGTCGAAAAAATCTTATCAAAGTTTTCAAGACCCACCTGAAAGCCGGGCTTAAACCCGTTTCTAACAAAGTCTTTAAGTTCATCTTCTACGTCTTTTAATGTGCTGACTCCTTCTAAAGGAACCTGCTTACAAGTGTGTATAGCACTTCTTAGCTTCTCAGCACCGTGTTTAATTAAGTATTCATTTGCATCTTTACAATCGTCAAAATCTACCAAGTAACAAGACTCAGCACCAAGCCTACGTATAAGCTCTTGTTTTAAGGCGTTACCAGCTTCATCAGCATCGACTGCTAAAATTATCTTAGTCTTATCTTCAAAGTAATCTATACACGTGTCTAGATAATCTAAGTTGTTTGTGTTAAGTGTAGCACCGTTAGGTACCGACACCGCATTCTTTATACCAGCTTCGTGTAAAGCTAATACATCCATTTCACCCTCAACAATCACACAAGAATCATAACCAACTAAACTATTAATATTAAAAAATACTTTTTCGGCTCCTTTAAATAACTTAAAGTTTTTCCTGCCGTCTCTATATTTAATATTAATGAGTTGATCACCCATCATATAATTGAATTTAATTGTGTTCTCGGATTTCCCTGTTTGTGGCATAAACTCAGGACCCTCACTGACGTTACAGTCAGTAAGAGTTTTCTGAGTAATACCTCTTGTTAAAAACCAATCTACAACTTTGCTACTTGGAGCTTTATACTCAACCGTCTCTGGCCTCATATAAACCTTTTCACTAGCGCCTTTACGTTGGTACGTATGGAGCTGAAAACTAGTATTACAATTGTGACAAGTACCGAGACCCCGTTCCCAATCATAAGAAGCACATTTTGCTTTCTGATTTTTGGGTTGTCTATCGTGTGAGCAAGAAGGGCAAATACCCTGAGTCTTACCAACGTCTAGACTATGTTGATTGAATTCGTCAATCAAAAATCCATTGATCTCTATTTCTTCTACCGTCATTTAATTTAATTTAATTATTTATAATCCCTCTAAACAGTCTGGACATATATCTGAAAACAATAAGTCTTCTGGATCAATGTCTTGTCCACACATTTCGCACTCACCCATTAAAAAGGTAGATCATCCGCGGGTGAAGGTGCTTGAGCTAGTTGTGGAGCTGCTTGCGCTCCTTCTCTTGGTGCTGCGGCAACATTTTGGTCGTTTGTCCAAACCACTTTAACATTACCTAAGTAAACCTTTTCAACTTTAGCCTCTCTTTCTTCTTTGGACTGCTCAACTACAACTGGACCTTGATTTCCAAATTGGTCTAATTCATCGTTTATTGTAATTGTGATCGGTAAATACTTACCTTTCTTACCCATAAAGATCTTATCCTTTGGGATATTATTCAAGTTAATACTTGTTTTAATTATACTAGCCATTATACGTATTGATTAATTTGATTAAACATTCTAGACATCTGGTCCTTAGTGGCACCTGATGACCTGCGTAGATTATCTACGGCTTTAACATGATTCTGATTTGTGTAAAAATTAGTGGTAGCTGTTTCAACTCCTGTTACACTACAGATTCTCGTCTCATTTTTTCTAGTTCTTTTCATTTAATTTAATTTAAAGTGTTTTACTTATGAAATATTGTTTTGGGTCAAAACCCTCAGTGTCATAGAACAACTCATAAGCGTCCATTGCTCTATTTACTTTATCTTTCCCAGATGCATAAAACTCATCTGAGCAGTCAAATATCCCTATTTGATGTGTCGTCTTGTCTATAACCACAAATACCATATCATAACCAAATAGTTCTCTATAAACATAAGCTTGACTATCATAATTATATTTTGAGGCGCTCCATCTAAACTTAGATATGTCGCCTGTAGTTTTTAAATCAACAACAAGTTTGTCTTCATGATTAACAATATCAGCTTTTCCTTTCCACATATAATTACCTATTTTAGTAATTCCTGGAATTTCATAATCAACCATACTAGGGTTAATTAATCCTTGGCATATATCATTATTCTTTACCTTCTCGGTCATCTTCTCTATCATATCAACCTCGTGTTGCAATAAACATAATTCTCCACCTGACATCTCTTTGTATGCTTTAGTGTTTCTAGTTGTAGCTTCGATCACTTTATACTTCTTGAGCTTGTTTGGCTCTAGTATTGCTGTGTGAAAATAACCACCAACTAAAAATGCTGAAGTATTTTTCTGAGGTGCTCTATAATTTAAAGGGTTTGATAACAAAGTTCCAACGTCCGAGGAACTAAGATACTTTCTTCCGAAGTCACCATAGTAATCCTCATCGTTTGATAACTTCTTTAAGACTTCTTTTTTATTCATATTATAGTGTTAGTGCTTTCTCAATTGAATCGTTAATTTGGTATTTCTTTTTTATAGCAGCGATTGTTCCACCTGATTTAATATACTTTTTAGCTGCGGCCAAATCAAATTCTTTTGATACAGCTCCAGTTGGTGTATTAGTAGCATCACTATCTTGCGTATCATCAATAAGAAATAAATTACCTAATGCATACTTCTTAGCGTAAGATGATGCACTTCCAAATTGTTGAGGAGTTTGCATACCCTTTTGATTTAAGTCTACACCACATATTGCTTTGGCTTTTAACATTAAGCCTTTTTCATCGTGTATAGCAGCAGTCGCTTGTATTATAGGTATTGGTTCGTTTGTTAATAATTTCTCATTAACAGTAACCGTTACTTGATACTTGTTCAAAAATGGTTTTATTGCTTCGAGAATATCTTCGGCTGACCGAAAATAATACTTACCGAAAGAGTTAAACCTACTCTTTTTAGCTTTGAACTCAGTTTGAATTTGAGCTAATTTTGTTTGTAAAGTCATATTTAATTGTTTTAGTCTATTATATAATTACACAACGGTGAACACCATTTAACGTGTTTCCGCTCTATAACTTAAAGATAATCAAGCACTTGCTCGTGATCGACGTTATCAATAAGTTTTTGTACAGCTTGTCTTTTTAGCTGTGATACTCTAACGTAAGATGAACTGCCTTCTATTTTTAATTGGCTAGCTATTTCTTTTGCTGAATATTTTTCACTGTTTAAACCGTAACTCAATGTCAACACTTGGTATTCCCTTTCTGTTAGATGTCTTCTCAAAAGACTATCTAAATAAGCGTTTAATAATTGAACATTGTATGGTTCTGATTTATCTGGTATTTGATGTGTCATATTCTCATCATCATTTGGCTTGTCATCTATACTCAGAAAAATAGAATTAAAAAACATTGAAACCATTTTTTTATCTTTACCAAAGTTCCTACGTATTTCATTTAGCTTATGTTCAGGTATTCTCATGTCACCACGATTAATATCTATTGCTCTACGTATTTGTCCTCTTATTCGTTTAGATAAAAACGATTTTATTGTTTTTTCTTGATCTTCAGATGCCTTAAGCAGTAACATATCTAACCGATCTACTGCTTTAATTAAACCTGAACTACCTTCTTGTATTAGGTCATTTATTGTCATAACACCAGAGGCTTGTTGTGTTGTGGAGAACTTCCTAGCTATATTTTCTACCAAAGGCAGAAACATGGTTATGGCTTGTTCTTTGTTTAGATTAGTAAATTCGTTATTTTCTGCATCATCTTTAAGATGTGCTGGAAGAGCTCTTATAGATGCGGTGATGTCTTTCTTCCACCTAACATAATTTACAACGTTATATTTCTTCATTTAGTAATGTTTTTTCTTGTTTTAAATCGTTACACATGTTTCTGTAAATTGTTCTTTGTGACACACCTAGTAGATTTGACATTAAACGAGTTGTTATTTTTTGATCCATGTGATTAATATCTAACATGCATTGATAAATCGTTTCTTTATTTAGTTTGCTTCTACCTATTAACTGTCCTACAATTTTTAACTTACCACTCAAGTCTAATCCTGAGTAATCTTTGAAAATTACCTTACGTAATTTATTGGAAGGCGGTTCGCCACCCTGTCTAATAACGTCTTTTATCATGCCATTTAATATTATGTCTTTGATAAAAAATGTTACAAAACCATTATCTTTATTAGCTATATATTTACATAAAGCTGTAAAGTTTGATTCTTCTTCGTTTAAATAATACAAAACTAAGAAGTGCCACTTTAAAGATTTATAAGTAGTTATCTTAGCCTTACTGTTAAATAAATGGTAGCATTCATATGTACCATTCTCGTAATAAGAATAGTCTTCTGTATCTATAGTAGGTGTATCACTAATAGGATCTCTTCTATATACGATACGCTTATCATTTAACCATTGTATTCTTCTTTGTTGTGACATTAGCCCGTTACTATTAAGTCTTTAGAGGCTGTTGTCATGGTACTTGGTTTTAAGGTTGAAAAAATAATACTATTATTTTTAGGTACCACATAATGGGATCTTCCAAGTTTAATAAATTTGTTTTTTAATGTTTTAGTCATTGCTTATGCGGCTATTTATGATTGTTATTTTTACGTTATTCCATTTCCCTCCTTTTACGTTTTTATTAACTAGGAAGTCTATTCTATTAGTCCATCTTTTATTCATTCTGTCTTCTACAGTCCATTCGCCATCTAACTGTCCTGCTCCTTCAACGCAAACTCTAGTACCAAACACAAAGCCGTGTTGTTCTAGATCTCTAGATACCGCTATCCAGCGGTGACCTTGAGGATTAGCCTCATTAATAGTTTTTAATGAAGCTGTGGTTAAATAGTCCGCGTTAGTTTGAGCAGGATCAGCATGGTATATTGTCGCTGTAACCAACAGTATTTTCAATGTATTTAGTATCATATATTGTTTCTTTGTGATGCGCTATGTTTTTCTTTTCGTGTACGTAGTATAGCCAGTATGCGTGTATAGCACTTTCACGCTTGTATTCATCAGGCATACACTGAGGAGGTTCTGTAAAACCAGTGTGTAATATACCATCAGGGTATTTAGCTAGTGGTTCTTTACATTTAGTAATTGATAAATGTGTTTTACCATATCGTTTAGTGTATTCATCACCTAAAGCTAGCATGTGATAATATAACCACAAGTAATTACTAGCGCTTTGTCTAACCCACCTTGTAGATGGGTGATTGACATGAGCTTTTTTATAAGGCACCCATTCAGTTTCATAGTCAAGACCATGACAATGGTGTGCCGTACAAAGCATTTGAGCTGATTCTAAGATCATCTTGACAACGTGTTTGTTGTATTGTACCTGTGCAGCTTTAACTGGGTCTTTATCTAAATAAAATATATTCATCTGTATCTAGTTTTGTCTACTCTATTATAATGTTGATCAAGTAGCATGTTGGCAATCTCCATGCTGATCATATTATCGTTGTATAATTGCCACACTAATTTACTCATAGCTTTCAGATCTATTAGGGTCGTCACGGCATTCAGGGCATATATCACAAAAATTGTGTTCATCTTCTGTCATAGTTTCTTTACAGAAGGCACATTTATATATATCATTCATAGTTACGAATAGTTTTAAACATTGGATGTCTGTAACTACCATATTGAGTACGTTCGAAATATGTAAACGTAGCTCTTTGACCTATGTAGTCATGAATGTTGTTAAGTATATCTGCTAAGTCTTTGTAGTTGTAGCCTTTACCAGGAGGACAACCAAACTTATTACCGTCGTCATCTTGCATAAAGAATTTGCCAAGAGTACCTTCACGCTTGCCTTTACCTTCTTCATAGCCAACAATTAGAGCTTCAGTATCATGAAAGTCTTTAAACTTTTGCAAGTTATAAGAACGTTTACGTTGATATGGACCATCTAAACGCAGTATAGAGCCTTCGTAGCCATCAGCTAAATTTCTAGAATGATAAACTCTAGCATCATCCATTCTTAATACTAGGTTTGTTTGCACATATTTAACACAGTAAGAGTAAAAATCACTACAAACAAGATTATTCATACGTATACCATAACTGTCTTCAGTATTTGCGTAGTCATAACAATGAAATTGTACTAATTCTTTTGAATCTAGCCTATCAGAGTCAGTCGGTTTTTGTTTTCTGACTAATGATATGATCTTTTCGAAATTGTCTCTTAGATCATGATTATACAACTCACCGTCTAGTATCATGTCAGGGTTTAAGTCAAATGAAGGTTTTAAGTCTTCTAGTATATGAGCTATATTCAGCCAAGGTTTACCTGTACGTGAATAAGCATATACGTTACCTTTGTCATCGAGTTGAATTACGCACCTAACGCCATCTAGCTTAGGTTGTATAAATACATTCTCGGACCAGTCGACAGGTTTTTTGTCTACTTTGTATGCGAGCATTGGTTTAATCATATTGTTTTTATTTATTATATTATCGAATTGTGTTCGTATTTTGTTTGTTTTTAAAGCTTATCTAACTTGTTTTGTATAATTTCTAGCTTTCTTTTTATTATTGCCGCCTTCATATACTCTTCTTTTTCTTCATATAAAGACAACAAAGTCATTAACCTTGCTAGTTCAGATATAAAAAACTCTTCATCAGTCTCTTTAAATGGGACATAGCCTCTTAACAGCTCGTCTACACTCATAGGACTAACGGCGTGAACTTCGTTTTTCATTCTAAGCAGTAGTTTGTCCATTATTAATTCTGTAATTGTTTCTAAATACTCCTCGGTGAAATCCTCGTTATCCGTCATAGTTAATTTTTAGTTTTTTATCCCAATCCGTATAGTCTGCGTCTGGGTATTCGTCTTTTTTAAACTTTGTAAGTAATTTGTCAGCCAATCCAACGAACACACAAGTGTGCGTGTAGTTGTTATATATACTAACCCAAGGTTCGTGCATTGATTTTGTCCATATAATATAAGTGTAGTTAACATCAATTTCAATATTACTAGGATACAAGTATTGACTGTCATAGTGGAAATCGTGCACTAGCTGTGCTGATACCCTACTGGGATCACTTAATTTCCAACCCTCACCTTTCTTATGCTCTATCCAGTTGGCTAACTCAACACCTCTCCACGAAGGATAACCATCGTGGTGCAGGTACATGTTAACATAACTTTTGTTTTTAACCTCTTCTGGGTTACAGGCGAATCCTTCTTGTTGGTATTCCGCCCATTCTCTGTCTATCACTAGTACGTTTGCTCTTGTGCTCATAATTTTAATCTAATAGTTTCATGAAAGCTTTTGGGTTGGCTTCTCTAAACCAGTCCATTGCTTTGTCTTTTTCTTTTGATAGTCTGTTGACTATGTTGTCCATAACTTCGTGCTGATAGTTCTGCTCTATGGTATATGTTGCTCCCATAATGAAGTCATACATGCTACATTCTGGGCCAGTTAACTCGCAACTTTCACCCGTGAATGGATTTTCTACTGTTTCGGGATTATCGTACCACGAACCATTGAACCATGAAGGTTTCTCTTGACTAATCTTCATCTTCTTCGTATTTGTCATATCCTCCAGATGCTTCAAGTAGTTCATTTTTCTTATCTTCAAAACACCTAGCATAGTGGTTGTCGTAACACAGAGTGAATCCATATTCTATTTCTGATTCCATTTCTTCAGCTATATATGGGTCAATCCAAACTTTACCTCCGGCTTTCATAGCGTCTATAGATCTATCCATAAACTCTTGAGTGTTGGAGTAATACCAAACATCACTGTCCCATACCACTCTTCCTTCGTGGTTGTCAGTCACTATGTATAAATCATAGCTGTCTGCTGTATTTTCAGTATACACTATAAGGTCTTCATCTCCATCAGCCCAATCATTTATGATATTAAAACCAGCATCCCAGACTTCTAGCATAACCTCTTGTGCTTTCGATGGCACAACTTCGTTGAGTAAACCCTCTTTTTTAAGCTCTTTTATTACTTTTTCTTTTGTTAGCATCATTTTAATAATCTTTATCTATTATGTTAGTTCCATAAGCTACTGAATCGTAGCTGTATTCTCTTACGTTACCATAAGTATATAGACATCTTATTTGGTCTATAGTTAGTTCCCACCATCCGTCTGAGCTCATTAGCACATACTTTAGTTTTTTAGCACTACTGTATTGTCTAGCGCTTGCTCTTAGTTCTGACTTTACCTCTGGTAAAAGTCTGTCGAAAATTGATTTTGTTTTGTATTTCATATTTATATAATCGTTTTGATTTCGTATTTTGTTTGTAATTCTGTTTGAGCGAAAAGTGGGACTCGAACCCACAACATTCACCTTGGAAGGGTGATGCTCTACCAATTGAGCTATTTTCGCTGTTAGGTGCGCCAGGAGGATTCGAACCTCCGACCTCTAGGTTATGAGCCTAGCGAGCTGACCATCTGCTCTACAGCGCAATAAGTTACCGGTTGTCACTACGACTGGCTTTGTACAAAAGAACCTTAAGGAAGCCAAGGCGTCGATTTACTGTTAAACCGGTATTTAGTGGAAGTGGGCGGAATCGAACCGCCGTTTTGAAACATTCCTGAGTTCATAACGATCCCTCACCAGTTCAGTTTCAACTTACCTTATCACTCCCTTTTCGAGGTGCCAGTCGCGGACCGGTACTAACTAGTATTATGCTTTATCCGCGCTTTTGACCAGTATGCCGCCACCTCGATTGCTAGCTATTCAGTTATGTGTAGTGCAATACTACCTGTTAACCTACTCGTCTAGCGTATTTTTATTATATAGCCTCACAGCTTCTCTAATATCTTCTATATTATAGTCTATTAGTATTCTATATGCTTTTTTGTTTGGTGCATGAGTATGTAAAACCTCTTTATGTTCATTTTCTTCTTGCATTTCAAACCATTTTTTTACTGAATCACTCATGTTTTTATAATTTAAATTGTGAGGCGAGCTTACTGACGACCAATTGCATCATATAACTATGAGCGTCGTTGTAGTCAATTGTTCCTGCTAATAAATCTATAGCATCATCGCCAGTTAATGCCCACTCACACGTTTTGTATAAGTTTTGTATTGTTTCTTCAGTAGCTTTATCTACTAATACATCAAATTCTTTTGTTTTACTCATAATTATCTTATTCTGCCTAAATTAGTGCCATAACCTCGACGCTCGGTTAGCTTACGTATACGTTTCGCCTGTTGCTTGGTAGTTATCTGAATGGTATTACCGGTTTTGTGGTAAGTAATACTGACACAGCCATATGGTTGAGTAGTACTACATTCGACGCAAGAGGTATAACCTAGTGCTAACCGACCTTGAGGTATTATATTGTTACATTTACATTTTTTCATACACATATATTATCGTGCTGTATTCGTATTTATTTTGTAATTCCTTAAATAAAATTCTAACATAAATTTAAGTCTCGCCATACCACTATATATTTTAGCTCTTGATATAGTAGTGTATTTTCTAGTTATAGTCTTGTTGTTTTCTAAAAATACGTACCTTTTCTCGCGTTTGTACGTTGGGTTTAGTTGATAATTAGAATAGCAAGAATTCTGATTTCTTACATAACCTGACTCAAAACAAGCAAGTCTTAACTTGTTTACATCATAAGCTAGAACACCATATACTTTTCTAGGTCTTCTTGAAGGTACAGGGAATTCAAATTCTCTTGTGCCATTTTTAGCTTGACGCTGTGTTGTTACTTCTTTAATGTTATGCTCGATTAGTAATGCTCTTGCAAAAGAGTCTTCTAACATTTGTTGTTCTTGTTTCCAAGTGTATTTAATTGTACTCATATTTCTTTTAATTGATTTTTAGGTGCATATTTGTTCCACTGAGTCACTATTTCGTCAGTCCAACCAGTTTTGTTTAGTTGCTTGTTAATCAAAGCTCTTTCTGATCTACCATTTTTCCATGCTCTGTGATCGTCACTGTATTCGTAAGTGAAATCATGGTGTTGTATCATTTCTGATAACGTTAATTCATCGAAGTATTTAGGCATAGTAGTGATTGTTTATTTTATAGTAAGAAGAATATTCTTTTACGTATGGTATTCTAGTGACTACTTTGTCACCAAGTTTAATATTTTGAGGTTCGTCAAATATATTATAAGTTAATATTTTAAATGTTTTCATAATGTTTATTATATTATCGGTTAGTTGTCGTATTTTGTTTGTAAAATAGCATTGATTCTAACGTATTATTGTTATATCTCAACCAATATTGTCTTTCTATAGCTTCTATCTGCTTAGAATTGATACTAAGTATCTTCTTGTGTTTAAATTTTCTCATAAGTAATATCTGTTTAGATAGTCAGTCATCGCTTGATTTATTTCTTGATTAGTCATTTTATTATACATAGCTCGCTAATAGTTTTATTAGTTCAACGTATGATAAATCACCGTCTATATACATAGTGAAGTAGTCATTATTATCATTCATTGTTTTCTATATTTAGGATTTCTTATTAATTCTTTAACTATCGCCACTTGTTCTTCTTCAGTACACGTAGCGAAGCCGAACTCGCCGAATAGTTCCTCAGCGATTTTGTTCATGTTGTTTAAAGTACACATATTAAAATCCGTAGTGACTTGTTGCACCGTTTAAAAGGTGAGTTATTACTGATACTAGTCCCACCACAAACATTGCTGATAGTGTTCCTATCCATATTTTGACTACTGTTGATAGTAGTTGATGTGTGAATTTTCTTGTTGCTTTATTGCTCATAGTTATTTATTTATTTAATTAGTATTGTTTGTAGGTTTAGTTCATCAGGATTAGTGATGGTATATTTAATATTATTCATATCGAGTATGTATATTGTTTGTATAAAGTTACAAGTGTATTCAAAGAGTATAAATTTATAGTCTGAGTTGAATATTTCAGGTTGATCTTCTTGATCTTCCATATAATGAATTTCTTCATTTGGTAGTAGTTGTTGTAGATTTTTATAAGTCATATATACATATTATCGACTAGTTGTCGTATTTATTTTGTTAGTTTAGTTATAATTTCTTCATGTAGATAATCGCTTATCTCTTCATTATACTTATCTTTACACATAGTTTCATCATATGGAAACTGTACTTTAAGAATATCTACTATTATATTATTTACTTGGTTTAGTAAGTGAAAAGGTAGAGTATGTTTGTTGTGGAAGTAGTTACTATCTCCTTTATAAGTATGTTTCATATTATTATTTATTAGTTGATTTGTAAAATTCTATTCTGTTTAAGACATCTTGTCTAGTTATTTCACCATCCATTTGTTTACCAATGTAGTGAGTCATATCGATTTCTTTGCCATTAGGGCATTTTAAAGTATATATCATATTATTATTATTTAGTTTATTAGTTTAGATTTTCCATAAAGTTTTCGTATAGACTTTCAATATACACTTTATCATTTGATTCTTCTTTGTTTAATTCATGAAGTGATAAGAATTTATTCCATTTCTCATAATTCACAAAACATTCTTTGATTAATTCTTTCATATTAGTGGAATTCATTGTAGATTGATAGAACTTCTCTTTGTTCTGATTTAGTTAATTGGAAGACATTTTTCTCTGGAAATAGTCTGAGCGCAATTCTTATTAGTGCGGATTGATTATACATATTATTATATTTATTTTATTAGTTGACATAGTGAGAATCGAACTCACATAAACCATTATGTCATAAGTATTCAACTGTATTTAGAGTGTAGAGAATACTGAACGCACACTTATGTTCAACTTTATTTATAGTGTAGAGAACTTTTAACACACACTTTTGTTTCACTCAGTCCAGAAATCGTGGAGTGACTCACCGCTTTAATTAGTTTACACTAACTCTTTACCTCTTACTACTAATGGTATATTATTAGTTGCAGTGTAAGATTTGTACTTTAACCAACATGGTAAGTTAGTTAGAGTGTCTTTCATTATAGAGAAGACTTTGTCGTGATTGTACACAATTTTGTCACCTTTTTTGTTAGTGAATTCAAACGTTACATTTTTTCCGATTAGTGATTGTCTTACGACGAATCTTTTAGTTAATTGATTACTCATAGTTATTATATTTATTTATTAATTATTTACTTATTTGTTTATTTGTAGTTACATATATATAATCGAAGACTGTTCGTATTTGGTATGTAAAAGTAGTAGATTTGTTTAGTTGTTAGTTTAAGTTAGTATGTTCTGCGCTATGTGTCACTGTGTCATGACTATATGTCATTAGTATTATAGTATATCGTAGTGAGTTTGTCATTGTAGTATCTTGTATTGGTTACATATATATAATCGATGTGAGCTCGTATCTTCTATGTAAAACGTGAAATGTTAATAGTAAAATACGAATGAGATAGTTTAGTTATACGTTCAACATCGAGTACTACTGAGGGAATACGATGGGGAATCGATAATATGGGTGGGCCCGGCGAAATGGATTCAACTTCCCAAAATGGCGGTGGTGGCTAGGGGAGGGGGGCAATGCTACCTCTAATTACATCTTATGTTTTTTAAAAAAGGGTGACATTAGGTAGTAAAGATATACTAGTAAGGGGCAAGTGTCACTATATATTATAGTAAATAAATAAAATAGCATGTGATTATTCTAGTATACAATAAGATACATAGACTATGGCAAAGCAAGTATTATCGGCAAGAGCTAAGTTAGCTAAGAAGAAAAGAGATTTAGCAGCGGCAAATACCGATAGAAGAAAAGCTATGCGTGCTGAGAACCAAAGAAGAAGAAGAGCAGCTTTAAAGGCTGGTACAGTTATAGCTGGTAAAGACTGGGATCACAAAACCCATTCATTTGTCACTATTGCTAAAAACAGAGGATCATTCGGTAAAGGTACTAAGAACGAGAGAAACGCATAATAACCAATCAAATAAAATTTAATGGAATTCAATAACCCTAGTGAGATTGTAAAAGATCTCTATTTTGGCAGCGATGCTAAACAAAAAATAATAAAAGGAGTTGAGAAGCTAGCGAGAGCAGTTAAATCAACCCTAGGAGCTTCAGGTAAGTGTGTCATCTATGAAGATGGTCTTGGGAAACCAGTGATCACAAAGGATGGGGTAACAGTAGCAGACAGTGTAGTTTTGCTAGACCCAGTGGAAAACATAGGTGCTACATTGATTAAAGAAGCATCGAAAAATACAGTGAGAGAAGCAGGTGATGGTACAACTACAGCTATCGTACTTGCTGAAGCATTATTAAAAGAAGTCAATAACCCAGAGTATTCCAACGAGAGTATAAGAGATATAAAGAACGGAATTGAATCAGGTTATAAAAAGGTTGTGGAATACCTCTCTAAACATTCCAAGGCAGTTGCTGGTGATCAGCTCAGTTCAGTTTCAGCTATTAGCTGTAACAACGATAAAGAACTTGGGGATATTATCGCAAAAGCTTATGAAAAAGTAGGAAAAGATGGTGTCGTCTTAATGGACGAAAGTGAAACGGATGAAACATTTACAGAGATAGTAGATGGCGTACAATTTGATAGTGGCCTAATGTCACAGCATTTTGCTACAAATAAAGATAAACAAATATGCGAACTAGAAAATCCATATGTTTTATTGGTTTCCTCACCTATACCTAATATACGTAAGATACAAAGTATATTAGAACATGTTATAAAAACCCGTAGACCTTTACTTATTATAGCTGAAGTAGAACAACAAGTAAAGTCGGCGCTTTTAATGAATAAAGTTAAGGGTAATATAAACGTTAACATTATAGATCCTCCAGGATTTGGCGGAAGTAAAGATGATACAATAGAAGATTTAGCATTTTTAACCGGTGCTAAAGTAATTAATGAAGAGCTAGGAGACGATTTAGATCTGATCCAGCCGGATTGTTTAGGTGAAGTAGTGAAATCTGTCACAAGTAGCAGAACTACAGTCCTTACAACCGGTGTTGAAGCTGAAGATCTAAAAGAAAGAATTCTAGACGTTAAGAAGAAGATTAAGAAAGAGAAGGTTCCTTATTTTAAGAGAAGATTACAAGACAGATTAGCCATGTTATCCGGCTCTGTTGGTATAATTCACGTAGGAGCTGATTCTAAGGTTGAATTAAAGGAAAAGAAAGATAGGGTCGAAGATGCTATCTACGCAGTTAAGGCTGCTTTGCAAGAAGGTATTGTACCAGGCGGTGGAGTTGCCCTTTTAAATGCTGCTTCTTTACAAACTGCTGATAATATCGGTCAAAAGATCCTGTTTAAGGCGCTTTCGTCACCATATGAAACAATTCTAGACAATGCTGGGTTGCAAAACGTAGTATTACACGAAGGAATAGGTTATGGTATTGACGTAACCACTGGAAAAGAGGTTGATATGATAAAAACTGGTATAATTGACCCAGTACTAGTAACAAAGACAGCGCTAAAGAATGCAGTTAGCGTCGTGTCTACTATAATTTCTGCAGATTGTGTAATCTCTAACATAAGAATTCCACATGCAAGCAGTTAATTATTACTTAGTGGTCGAAAAGATCAAAGAAGAACCTAGAACCGTCGGAGGGTTGATCCTAACAGAGAAACTTGACGAAGAAAATAGGTATATAAAAGCAACGGTCATATCTAAAGGTAATTTAGTAGAAGGTATAGATGACAAAAGCATCGTATACTACGATAAACACGCTGGACACGGTGTTCGGTGGAAAGAAAAACTTTTACAAGTTATAAAGATACAGGATGTAGTTTTAGTAGAATGAAACTAACCCCTGGTGATTTAAGAGAAATAGGATTATTTAAGTATTACAGGCTCGTTAGGAAATGGGCCTGTAAAACTTATGGGCTAAATGATGCAGATTTAGAACTTTTAGTCTATTTAGATTGCAAATCACGATTTACACGTAATAGCTTTATAGATGGCTCTTACACTTACAGCTGGGATAAAACCCGCTGGGAACGACTCAGGAAAAAAGGCTGGATCGAGGTATGGAGACACAGAAACCGCACTACAATCAAATATAGTATATACAAAACATCATTTAAATGTTCTCAACTCATATCACGTATATACAGAATCCTATTAGGGGAGGAAGATATTCCCACATCAGAAAGAAACATATTTTTTAACAATAAGTCATATACAGATAAAGTTTACAATAAAGCTATAGATGACATGATCAAAGACAAAAACAGGTAACCATGGGAAAACCAGGAAAAGCAGCTAGTAATATATTCCAAACAGAAGGAATAAAAAATTCACCAGAAAAAGGTAGGTATTCAGATCCTCAAATAGAAGGACTAGGATCACCATATGCTCAAACTGGAGAAGTTACTCCAAAAAATGCATTTCAAAGAAACGCTGTAAAAAGTGAAGGTGAAGGTATTTTTAGTAAGATTACTGATGCATTTAAAAGAAACGCTTTAAAAGGAGATGGTAAAACTCACGAAGAAGCTGAAAAAGAAGTAAACCCACCCTCTTCAAACAAACAATGTGGATGTGGGAAAAAGAAGTGTAACTGTGGGTAACATTATAAATAGAGTAAAAGCTAGGACACAAGGTGGGGTATTTCCACCTAATCAAGAAGTAACTATGAATGCTGATGGTAGTGGTGGACCTGTATCTTTTAATAAACAAGTAGGTCCTCCTCCTCAAGTTTCTATGACAACTGGTGTTAATATAGGTAAGAAAATCTATGATAACTACGATAAAATTTCAGATTACGGTCACATGGCACTAGATGGTTTAGGTATGATACCAGCTGTTGGTGTTATAGCTGATGGTATAAATGCAGCTTGGTACAGCGGAGAAGCTGCTACTGGATTGGGCCCTAATTCTAGTGCAGATTCTGCTATGTATGCAGGAATATCTGCAGCAGCAATGGTACCAGGTATAGGAATGGGTGCTACAGCTGCTAAATATGGTACAAAAGGATTCAAAGCATTAAAGCCAAACAATCTAAAGAAAAACCTATTAATGGATGTTGGTGATATTGTTAAAAATAAAAGTTTAAAAGGATTTAAACCTAATAAAACAGATATTCTCTTTGGTGGCGCAGGTGTAGTAACGAGTGGTATGGATATTGCAAACACAGACTACGACAAACCTAAGGTACAAGAAGATGTATCTAAACTAGATGACTCGCCAAAAGCTGTATTAGAAAGTGAACGTAAAGGTGATGAAGCTATAAATGATCCTATGAGCTCTGGTAAAACAAAGTCATGGTCAAAAGGTTATAGTGATTATAAAACAGGTGGAGGTAAAGGATCTTTATCTGATTTCAAAAATGAAGCTAATGACTGGTGGAGCAGTGCTGCTGGTCAAAAACATGCTAAGGATAAAAATATAAAACATAGAATATCAAGTCCGAGTAAACAAAGATTTATAGGTGGTGTTGCATCATCTGGTCGATCTAATAGCAAGTCTTTTAATAAACCACCATTTAACGGAAAATATTAATGAGCTTTAAAATGAAACAAAAAGGGGAATTATTTGGCATAAGACAATTTGTCAATGGTAATATCCCTGTTTTTAATAAACCCCTAGAAGACGGCGTTGTTGCTGAAGCAAATAGGGACAATACTATATTTGTAAATGAAAATGCACCAGATTCATTATTAAGTAAAAATCTTACTCTTGAAGAAGAAACTGAGCATCTACTACAAATGAAAAGAGGGAATCAATATACTAAAACTCATATCATTGAAAACACACCAAGTGAGTTTAATGTGTTTAAAAGAGAGGGTAATATGATGATACCTATAACTAAATCAGCTGGAACCAAACCAATGCAAGAGGGAGATCCTAACGCATCTTGGGAGGTAGAAGCAAAGGCTAACGCTAAAAACAATAAGAACAATGTACAAGACATGGTTTCAAAGACAGAAAGCTAGTTCACCCTTTAAAGCGTCGGCTATGCTAATACATAATGCCGGTAAAATGGGTTCAGGTGTTCCTATAGCTGATTCAGCTATTGACATGAAACCTAAGTCTCAGCAAAAAACTGAAATAAACAAACCACCTAATCCTTCAGCTGGAGAAGAGGGTGAGAATACAGACGTTGCTAGTTTACAAGCTTTAGAAGCTCAACTTGCAGCAGCTCCAGAAGAGAAAAAACAAGAAATCCAAGACCAAATAACCGAACTAAAGACTAGAATGGCAATTAAAAATTTAGAAAAATAATTATGGCAACACCAATAACACAAAGGGTAAAATCCGCATTCCCTCAAAATGATGAAAATAAAATTGTAGCAAATCAAGGTAAATTAGGTTTTAACCTAGAAAATAAAGTTGCAGAGGTACAGAAAAACATACCGCTAGTAGAAGCTAGTGAGGGTAAGGTTACTGGTCAAATGGCGGGTGACAAAATGTCTGATGACGATTGGAATAAGTATTTAGCTCAAGAGTCACCAGAAAGAAAAGCAGAAAGGTTACAACAACAAACCGATGCTGGTGTTAGAGAAGGTGTTGTTACTCAAGGTGAAGCAGATACTCAAAATGCTGCAAATGTTGCGGAGGAACCTAAAGAATACGGTAATTTTAAACCTATTGAATTAGAAAACGAATATCAAACTAACCAAAGTAGGTCTGAAGCAATGAATCAGGTCAGAAGAAATAGATCTCTTCAAAGAAATATTAAAAGAGAAAACAACAAAGCTAGAAGAGGTTTAAATAAAGCAGCAAGAAAAGGAGATTTAACTGAACAACAAACGAAAGACTTAAAATATTATAACGATAATAGGTATACCTCTGGATCAGGTGGTAATGCTAAAAGAGATGCTAATGGTAATATAATTGGTAGTAATCTTGAAAACGCTATAGGTGATCTTAACCAGGGTATTGGTGATCAAACGAAAATATCTGGCGGAAACTTAAACTCTCAAGCAAACAGAGATAGGTTGGAACAAGAGGGTATAATTACAGGTGATGGAACATCTGGCACAACAACACAAACAGGAGACATCGAAACAGTTGAAACAGTTGAAACAATGAACCAACAAAAATCATCATATAAACAAAAACCATATAGTGGTTTTCAACAAAACCCTAAGTCACCTAAGAAACAAGCAGAGCTTTTAGATCAAGCAGGTAAAAAACTTGGTAACGTAAGCAAAACAGGTAGTTTTTCTAAGGTTAGTTCCGCAGTAGGTCCTGTGAATATGGGTAACGCTCCTAAAGTAAGTGGTGGAACTAAATTATTAAACAAAGGTAAAAAAGTTTTAGGCTCGCTACCAAATAAAGGTAAAGCTGGTTTAGTCAAAAAAGTAGGTCTTGGGCTATTGGGTCTTGCTGGTGCTGTTGGATTGGTTGGCGGAGCAAAAAGAATATTATCCTCTGACGGCGGAGATGATACACCTCCACCACCAGAAATTACACCTACTAAAACAAGTAAATCATACGATCAAGCTTATCAAGATAGAGATAGAAAGACATATGGTCATATGAATAAATCTAACTATGTAAAAGAAGCTAAAAGACAGAATGATGTATTTGGCAAAACAGGTAAATGGGATTATAAGAATGCTCCTAAAGATCCAGGACCAGCGGGTAACACATTAAAATCACAACCTATAGTTAAAGTTGGTGGTGGGAGTGAAATAAAAGCTCAACCTCTTCTAAATAAAGTTGCACCAGTAGCTGCACCAGTATCCGCACCTATTGATAACAAACAGAAAAAAGCTATTAAGAAAATAGGTAAACTAGAAGGTAGAAATCAAACTTCAAAACGTGATATTAGAATAGCTAAACAAAAAGATAAAGCTGCTGGATTAAGCAGGAAACAAGTTAAAGCTAATAAGTTAACTAGAAAGTCTGGTGGAACAGTTCCTTCAGCTGGATCTTCAGCTGGATCTTCTTCAACAGTTACTATGCCAAGAGTAATGAACAGTGCACAATACAACCAAGCTAAGAACTTAGGTGGTGGTAGTGCTATAGACGCTGTTAAAAGCGGTGCTGTTACTATTGAGAGTAGAGAGAATGAACTTAAAGCAGCTACTGGATTCAAACAAAAAGGTTGGAAAGGTTTCCAAAAATAAAATAAATGTCTAATAAAAAGAAGTTTTCAGAAACAAAAGTAGGTGGATTCCTATCTAAAGTCGCTCCAGGTTTATTTTCCACAATAGGGGATATATTGCCTAATAGCGGTGTTTTAGGTTTAGTGAAGGGTATTATATCCAAAGCAAGTCCTGAAGATTTACCACCTGAAGACAAAGAAACAGCTCTGAAACTACTAGAGCAGGATATGACTGAAATGCAGGAAGTATCAAAACGCTGGGTGTCGGATATGAAATCCGATTCTTGGCTCTCGAAAAACACACGTCCACTAACGTTAGTATTCTTAACAGTATCATGTGTTTTGTTGATATTATTAGATAGCTTTGAAATACAGTTTACGGTTACTGAAGAATGGGTTGATTTATTAAAATCCTTACTAGTCACTGTTTATGTAGCTTATTTTGGTTCTCGAGGGGTAGAAAAATTTAAAACAATAAGTCAAAAAAAATAGTATGCCTAGAATTAGCAGTTTACAGAACGATAGTAGTTTAAGCGACGGGGACAGATTACTGGGAACTGATACGGATGGTTCTACAAAAAATTTCACGCTTGCGCAAATAAAAGAGTTCACAAATGGTGGAGCCACCGCGTATAAGCATCACCAAAACAATGCGTCAACAACTTGGACGATAACACATAGTTTGAACCTCGAGGATTATTTGCCAATGGTAAATATAAAGCTATCGGGTGGTGGAACATTTAATAACATACAGTCGCTAGGTGTAGTTACTTACATTACTAAAGATCAATTAAAAATAGACCTTGCTGATTCAGCGAGTGGATACGCATACTTAAAAGCTTAACATAATAAATAATTTATAATAACTTAAAAAAATGGCAATACCTATTCTCAATCACATGGACTTTAACAAGTCCGCGGAAATCCGAAACGTTCGGTTGCATAACCAAGCCTCGTCGGGCGTGTCAAGTCCTGGTACTGGCCAAATACTGTACGATTCTGGATCTGTAAAAATATACAATGGATCTGCTTGGCTAACGCTAGCATCTGGTGGTGGTACTAGAGCTGTATCACTTGACACTAACGGAGACGGAAGTGTAAACAACACATTAGAATTAAGTGAGACTCTAGTTCTTAAAAAAGGATCTGGTGTTTCTTTAGCAGAAGTTGGTGGTGTTGTTACAATATCCGCTACAGGATCACAATTAACAGGTGCCCAAGTAAAAGACTTTGCAGGGGCGATGTTTACAAGTAATACTGAAACTGGTATTACAGCAACGTATCAAGCTGCTGATGACACGGTAGATTTAGTTATTGGCGCTGGTGATATTGTTCACTCAATGCTTGCTGACGATTCTGTCGACGCTGACAATTTAGCTTCAGACGCGGTTGTTACCGCTAGTATAGTTGATGCAAACGTTACTGTAGCAAAAATTGCAGATGACGCAGTAACCGCTGCTAAACTTGCGGCTAGTGCAGTAGTAACAGCATCTATTGTAGATCTAAATGTTACCACGGCTAAAATAGCTGCTGACGCAATAACTGGCGCTAAAATCGCAGACGATGCTATCGATTCAGAGCATTATGTAGATGCTAGTATTGACAACGCACACTTAGCTGGTTCAATAACAAACGCTAAATTATCAAACTCTTCAATTACAATAGACGGTACCGCAATATCTTTAGGTGGTTCGGTAACTACAAACACTATTGCTAATACTGATATAGATGTCAATAACGCTAACTTACTAACTAGACTTGCTGCTTTAGAATCAGCAGGCGGCGCAACTGATCAAAACATAGTAATAGGTACTGATTCAGGCGATACAATAGTTGTAACTGGTAACTTACAAGTTTCTGGTACTACCACTACGGTTAATTCAACCACGGTAAGTCTTGCTGATAACAACATAGTATTATCTAGTGGCAACAGTACAGCGGCTGTAATCAACACAGCTGGTATAACCTTAGAAGGTGGTTCTGGTTCTGATGTAACTTGGATGTGGAACTCATCTGGTACAGCTATGGAACTGAAATTAGGTTCCACACTAACAGCTGCTAAGTTTGGAAATATAACAGGTACACTAGCAACCGTTTCACAACCTAACGTTACAGGTGTTGGAACAATTGGAACTGGTGTATGGCAAGGTACGGCAATAGCAAGTGCATATATTGCTGCAGATGCAATTACGGGTGCTAAGATAGCGGATGACGCTGTTGATAGCGAACATATTGCTGCTGACAGTATTGATACGGAACACTACGCTGCTGGTTCAGTAGATGCTACCGCTTTAGCAAGTAACGCAGTAACTACTGTTAAAATAAATGCAGATGCAGTAACTAGTGCTAAGATTGCTGATGACGCTATAGATTCAGAACACATAACTGATGGTTCGGTTGATAACGCTCACTTAGCTGGTTCAATCACTAATGCTAAACTTTCTAATAGTTCTATCACAATTGATGGTTCAGCAATATCTTTAGGAGGTTCTGTCACTACTAACAACACTCAACTAGCGTTTGCTTCAGCTGCAGAGGTTCAAGCAGGTACAAACACGGCAAAAGCTGTTAATCCTGATAAACTCGCCGCTAAATCAGTTCACGCTACAATTGACGTATCTGATTCAAATTTCACATCTAACTTATATGCTGAGATTAATCACGGTTTAGGTAGTGAGGATTTAATAGTTCAATTATTTGATTCTTCATCAAAAGAAACAGTATTCGCTGATATTGCTAGAACAGATAAAGATAATTCAGCATCCACAGCTAAGATCAAAGTAACTTTTGCATCAGCTCCCGCGGCTGATATAGAGGTTGTTATTACATCAATACAAGGATCGTCAGCTGGAACAGTTGCTTACGCTTAATAATAACAATAAAATACAGCGGTGCTTCGGTGCCGCTAGTATTAATTTAATATACACAATATGAGCTTGAAATTTTTATCTGACATTGAAGTCGGAACAATTATAGAGGACATAGCTGCCGCGGTAAGTAGTGGAACAAATAACAGGAACCACGATATAGATTTTGCAAAGAGTCATGCTAACTATACAGTAACCGCCGTTAATGCTGCTAGTAATAAAATTACCTTTAGTAATTTAGGTTCCACTATTGTTGGTAAACATGGTTCTATAATAATAACAAACCCAAGCGCTGTAGGTTCTTATACGTGGCTAGGGTCGAGTGGTTTACCAGCTACAGCTTACACACCTGGTGGTCAACAAATAACTTTTGATACAACAGCTAGTAAAATAGCTATAATAACCTATTTTGTGATTGCATCAGATAAAGTATTAATTAACTACGCTGGGGCATTTTCTGCGTACGAACAAGCAACACCATAAACAATGAGTTGGTTATGGAATAGAATAGATTTTTGGGGTACTTCTACACTAAAGAGTACGAGCAAGGTGACAACTAAATCAACTAGCACAACTAAGTCGACTAATACTGTGTTCAACACTAGTACATCAACATTAACGACTTACAATACAACTAAATCAACTAGCACAACAACTACGTTTGCTACAACTAAATCAACTAGCACAACAACTACATTCGCTACGTCTAAAAACACAACAACTACTTTTAGCACCAATAAAAGCACTTCCACAACAACCGCTTTTTCAACCACAAGGCCTACAACCACCACTTTTAACACGTCTCAATCTACAAACACTGTATATAACACTAGTACATCTACTGTTTATAATACTAGTAAAACAACAACCGTTTCCACGAGTAAGTCTACGACAACTACATTTAGTACGTCTAAAGATACAACAACCGCCTACACAACTACATTTGCTACAAGCAGGTCAACTAATACTATAACGATAACTCACTACAACACCGCATACAACACAAGTACATCTACAACTAGAGCAACTAATACTATTTACACATCTACGTTTTCTACGAGTAAAAATACAACTACCACATTTAACACTAGTCAAGTTACATCTAAAAACACAGCAACAACTTTTAGTACTAGTAAATCAACGTTGAAAGCAACTTCGAAAAATACAACAACCACTTATAATACAACTTGGAATACTTTTTTAAGAAATACTATATCAACGCTTATAACAGCTTATAACACTAGTACTAATACAATAACGTCTTTCAATACTAGCCAAGTTACATCTACGGCTTATACAACAACGTTTTCCACGAGTAAAAACACTACTACAACGTATAACACTAGTAAGTCTACAAATACCGTTTATAACACCTCTACCGCAACAGTAACTACTTATACAACAACGTTTTCCACAAGTAAAGCTACAACGACTGCTTATAATACGTCTACAAATACAATTACCGCTTACAACACTAGTACTATAACAAGCAAGAACACGACAACCGTTTGGAGCACAAGTAAAAATACTACCACAACTTATAATACGTCTACAACAACAGTAACTACTTATACGACAACTTGGAGTACAAGTAAGGCTACGTCAACTGTTTGGAGTACAAGTAAAGCTACGTTAACAACATACAACACATCTACAGCTACTTCAACTACTTACACTTCATATTTTAATACTAGTAAGAATACAACCACAACATACAACACTAGCAAAGCTACTTCAACCGCTTACACGACAACATATGGTACTTCTAAGAACACTACCACTACATATAACACTAGCAAGAGTACGTTAACGACTTTCAATACTAGTCAATCCACTTCAACTACTTATACCTCATATTGGAACACTAGTAAAAATACTACAACGACATATAACACTAGCAAGACCACTTCAACCGCCTATACAACAACATATGGTACCTCTAAGAATACAACAACAACGTATTCTACATCTAAGACCACGTCTACAACTTTTCAAACTAGTATAGTAACCTCTAAGAACACCACTACGACGTATGCTACAAGTAAGAACACTACAACGACATACGCTACAAGTAAGAGCACATCTACAACTTTTCAAACAAGTATAGTAACTTCTAAAAATACAACAACTACTTGGGGGACTAGTAAGTCTACTACCACGACTTTCGCTACTAGCCGAAACACAACAACCACTTTCGCCACTAGCCAAAACACAACCACAACTTACAATACTAGTAAAAGTACGTCGGTTACAACAACTTTTAACACAACTGTTAGTACTAGTAAAAACACAACTACAAATTACAATACTACTTATTCAACTACTTTTAACACTACTTTCACAACAACATACTTAACAACATATAATACGGCGGCTGGAGTAATCTCAGCGCTTAGAAGCGATGCCTCTAACCAAATGGGTGCTTGTACTCAATTCTGTACCACAACGTTTTGGCACACCGGAAGTAGTTTTCCTCCTGCTCAAGGAAATTACGCTTATACAAATTCAGCCGGCACATCAGCTTTATCGGCTGCTTGGTATGGAATTGGATCAAGTTTTGGGGGAGCTTCGCATGCGATGAGAACAGGTAGTGGTGCTTACATTCAAGCTGTTGATGTTTGTTCTGGCGGTGGTGGTGGTGGACCTTCTGACAGAAGATTGAAAAAGAATATAGAGTTTATGTACATATCACCGGAAGGGCATAATGTTTACTCTTTTGAATTTAAAAAAGACAAGCTTTACGGTAAAGATGTTAGTGGTGTATGGATGGGTTGTATGGCTGATGAATTAGAACACTTAGACGATGGTACTGTCTTGATAATGGGTGATGGGTTTAAGTTTGTTCAGTACGATAAAATTGATGTTGAATTTAAAAAATTAAAATCATGTTTGACGAAAGCTTAATACCAGTATACGATGGTACAGATTTCACCATAACCAAAGAGGAGGTCGTTGTGTCAGCATCCGAAGTTGATTGGGTTGTTAATAAAGAAACTAAATCAATACTTCGCTATAAAGATGACCAATTTCACTTTTATTACAATGACGACACTTTAGGTAGGTTGCTTACTGGTGACTGCATTACCTGTGGTTGGGATAGCAAAATAGCGGACTTATACAGCGGTTTAGCTTGGGGTGATATATTAGTCTTAGGTTTGGGCTTGGGTGTTTTACCAGAGTACATAAAAGTAAACAAAAACCCAACTTCTATTGATGTTATAGAGAGTGACAATGAGGTTATAACCGTTGTGGATTGGTTAAGTAGTGATATAAATGTTATAAATGCAAACGAGTTTACTTATACGCCAGTTAAAACGTATGATATAATAATATGTGAGCTTTGGGCTGAAAACACAGATATTACACAAGATCACAAAGATTCTTTACTAGCTAATTACTCCAGTCATTTAAAAAGTGGTGGGGCTATTTTAATTCCAATTAACTCTGAAATACTAAGTTAGATGCCAAATACTTCTAGGAACACTTCACGAAATACATCTAGATCTACTATTAGAAATACGTCTAATTCTACGTATAAAGCTACCTCAACGGTATTTAATACGATAAGATCTACAAGCCGTGTAACAACTTGGACAACCACTTTTGCAACTAGTAAGTCTACTTCAACGTCTTGGAATACAAGTAAAGCAACCTCAACATCATGGCTTACTAGCAAAGCTACAACAACCAGTTACAACACTAGCAAAGCTACTTCGACAACATACACATCGTATTGGAATACTAGTAAAAACACCACTACAACTTATAATACTAGCAAAGCCACACTAACAACTTATAATACTAGCAAAGCTACTTCAACTACGTATACTTCGTATTGGAACACTAGCAAGAACACTACCACGACGTACAACACAAGTCATACCACTTTAACTTCTTATAATACTAGTACTATAACAACTAAAGATACTACCACAACGTATAATACTAGTCATACCACTTTAACAACTTGGCAGACGAGTATCATAACCAGTAAAAACACGACAACAACTTGGTCAACTAGTAAAAATACCACAACGACATATAATACAACTAAGAGTACTTTAACTTCCTACAACACATCGACAGTTACTACCAAAAATACAACGACTACGTATAACACTAGTAAAGCAACGTTAACAACTTGGCAGACGAGTATTGTGACTAGTAAGAACACGACTACAACGTTTAGTACTAGTAAGAATACGACTACAACGTTTAATACAAGTCAAAATACGACTACAACGTTTAATACTAGTCAAATAACAACAAAGAATACGACTACAACTTACAATACTAGTAAAACAACATTAACAACATTTAACACTAGTCAAGCCACTTCAACTGCTTACACAACTACATTTGCTACAAGCAAATTAACTAGCGAATCATCTAGCACGTCTAAGAGTACAACGACTACGTATAACACTAGTACAATAACTACTAAGTCTACTAATACAGTTGTTTCCACAAACAAAAACACAACTACAACGTTTAATACTAGTAAAACAACGTTAACGACTTATAACACTAGTACTATAACAAGCAAGAATACTACTACAACTTGGGGTACTTCTAAATTAACTAATACAGCTTTTGAGACTTCTAAAAATACGCTGTCTACAGGTCAAATTTATAGATCAACAAGCCAATCAACAAACACTATAACCATAACAGCTTACAATACTAGTACAACTACAACATACAATACTAGCACAACAACATCAACGTCATACACTACGACTTGGTCAACTAGTAAAGCTACATTAACGACTTACAATACGAGTACTATTACCACTAAGGGTACAACAACAACTTTTAATACAGCATATAATACATCAACAGATACAGCTCACACCACAACCACTGTTTACACTACTACTTACAATACTAGTACAATAACAAGTAAAACAACTATCACAACGTTTAACACGTCTAAATCTACAACTACAACATACAATACTAGTACAACAACTACTTACAATACTAGTACGTCAACAACTGTTTCAACAAATAAAAACACTACAACCGTTTGGTCAACTAGCAAAGATACTACGACAACGTTTAATACGTCTACAGCAACTTTAACAACAACAACGTTTAATACGTCAACTAGTACGCTAACAACTTACAATACGAGTACATTAACTAATACGACCACGACATACAACACTAGCACGTTAACCAACACGACTACAACATACAACACCAGTAAAAATACAACTACCACTTTTTCAACAAATAAAAACACAACAACGACGTTCAACACATCTACATCTTACACTACCACTTACAACACTAGCACAAGCACTATAACGTCTTGGTATGAAGACGGTGGTAAACAAGGTCAACTAGGTGACAAGCCTTTTAGTGACGGTAGGTAGATAAGTGTAAAAGCGTGTAACTATTATACTATTAAGAATTCAAATCAAATTATATGGAAATGTTTAACAAAAAGGAGCTAGAGAAAAGAATAGGTCCTCTAAAAAAGAATGACAAATTATACGATTTAGAACAGGTTGAAGGCTATGTTCTAAGAAAATGTCAGGAAGCAGGTTTAGAACACAGTTATGATGTTGTGGCCGAAGAAATGCCTTACTTTAAAACACTAGCTTATACCGAGTACGCGGGAAACTTTTATATGCAACCGCTAAACTTTATGATGCGTAACGAACAGATGGCGGACGCGTGGGCTGATAACATTAAGCAAAAAGACAGGGTCGATTACGTCTCTTACTTAGTAAAAAATGTTGTTGGTGATAATGCTAATAAATACAAAGGTAGACAAGAAGAGATTGATAAGTATCCAGCTAAAGACTATTTAGTAGTTTTACCTGGTTCTAACAAGCTAAGAGAAAACGTCTGCTTGAATAAACTTAAACATATTGTTAATAAACACGGTAACAACGTCTTATTTAAACCTCATCCAATAACCACCCATCAAATAATAGGTGAGTTAAAGGACTTTTTTGGTGAAGAAAACATTCTTCCTAAAAATGTAGACATGTATTATTATATGCAAAAGGCTAAAGGTGTTTATTCCACCCACATAAGTGAGAGTCCTTTATACGCGTCTGTTTTAGGTAAAAGTATAGAACCTGTAGATGTTTGGAACAATATACAAAGAGGGTCTTTTTATTGTATAAATAGTTTTTTATACTTTCATCAATCAAATATAAAGGATTATGTTAATAGAACATTCTCTAGTTATAAATCTGGAATCATAAACCCGGTTGTTGATAAAAATTGGAAAGAAAAAGTAGACAAGTATATGGAATATATTTGTAAAAAAAGAGAAGTTTATAAAAATTGGTTTATATCTGAACCTAAAAAAGAACAAAGAAAATTAGTAAAAACATAACAATTAAATTAAATAAAATCAAAGATGAAAAAATTAAAAGAACTAAAGCCTAAGAGTGTAACTCAAGAGGAATTAAAATTAATAAAAGGATTAATAAACGCTATCAATCAAGCTCAACTGCAAATTGGTAGTCTTGAGGTTCAAAAGAAAACATTAGTTGATCAGTGCTTTTTTGCCCAAGATAAATTAAACTCTAACAACTCTTTGCTTAAAGAAAAGTATGGTGATGTTTCAGTTAATATTCAAGACGGGTCCTTAAAAACTATACCCAAAAATGAATCTAATTAGAAAGATTAGTATAGGTAAAGACTATAAAAACGAAGCTATGCATTATGCAGTGGGGCAGGAAGTATACGGTGGCCACACTATTTGTGATATAATTGAAGAAGATAAAAAGTTCAGTATTTATATCATGAAGAATAAAGAAGTACTACCTTGGAAAGATTTCAATAAAAACATGGCAATAGCCGTGGAGTATAATTTAGAATATTAATGCAGGGTTTATTTGACTTTGTAGTTAAACCAAAAGGATCAAGATATAATAACGTTAAGAAAATTGGAGATAAAGAGTTAATATTAAACTCAGAGATATTCAACCATCAATACGTTAATAGAGAAGCTGTTGTTGTTTCAACACCTAAAATAATACCAACTGATATAAAACCTGGTGATACAATTATAGTACATCATAATGTTTTTAGAAGATGGCATGACCAACAGGGTGTTGAAAGAAACAGTAGAGGCTACTTTAAAGAAAATAAGTATTTTGTTTCTATGGACCAGATATATTTATATCAAAATAAAGATGGTTGGTTCTCGCTACCAGATTACTGCTTCGTAAAACCTATAGTATCAAAAGAGGATATGTGGGCTGAAGATAAAGAAAAACCATTAGTTGGTATTGTTAAGTATACAAACAAAAAACTAAGTTTAAAAAAAGGTGATCTAATAGGTTTCACACCTAACAGTGAATATGAGTTTATCATAGAAAAAGAAAGGCTTTATAGAGTTTTATCTAAATTTATTACAATCAAATATGAATATCAAGGAGACGAAAAAGAATATAATCCTAGCTGGACATAAAGCAGTTGAGGAATTAATAAAAGTTGCCAAAGAAGCTATAGTTGATTCTGGTGAAGATATTACAGCAGACAGATTAAAAAATGCGGCAGCTACAAAAAAACTAGCTATTTTTGATGCGTTTGAAATTCTTAATAGAATTCAGGACGAACAAGATATGTTAGATAACAAACCAAAGGAAGAGAAAAGAATAGAAGCTTTTGGAGGGTTTGCAGAAAAAAGATCTAAATAATGTACAACCAAACGTTGTATGAGGTTGTAGAACCTATAAAAATAAACACCATTAAGAGACTTAATAAGTCTAAAAAATGGGAATACGGTTACAATAAAGAACATGATTTAATTGTAATATCAAAAACTGGTCAAATAGGTGAGATATATAATATACAAAACCTAACAATAGCTTTACCAAAAGAAGATAAAGTCCATAAATTTGATAACGACACGTGGAAGGTAACTGAACAACCTCAACCACTGCAAAGAATAAAGACAATATTTGATTGGAAAGACTACCCGCAAGACTTTAAAGAGAAGCATGTAGATTACATTGAGGATGAATTTAGAAAAAGAGATGACGGTTTTTGGTTTTATAATAAAGGCAAAGCAACATATATAACAGGGACACACTATATGTACTTACAGTGGTCTAAGATTGACGTAGGTCAACCGGATTTCAGAGAAGCTAATAGATTGTTCTATATTTTTTGGGAAGCTTGTAAGGCTGATAAAAGAGCATACGGTATGTGCTACTTGAAAAATAGAAGATCTGGTTTTTCTTTTATGGCTTCAGGCGAACTTGTTAATCAAGCAACAATATCAAGTGATTCTAGGTTTGGTATATTGTCTAAAACTGGACCAGATGCTAAAAAGATGTTCACAGACAAAGTTGTGCCAATATCAGTTAATTACCCGTTTTTTTTCAAACCAATCCAAGATGGTATGGATAGGCCAAAAACAGAGCTTGCGTATAGAGTGCCAGCATCTAAGTTGACTAGAAGGAAAATTGAACAAGGAAGCGATGGCGAAGAGTTAGATGGCTTAGATACAACTATAGATTGGAAAAATACAGGTGACAACAGTTATGATGGTGAGAAGCTGAAACTATTAGCTCATGATGAAAGTGGTAAATGGGAGAGGCCTAACAATATATTAAATAACTGGAGAGTTACAAAAACAACACTACGATTAGGTAGTAGAATTATAGGTAAGTGTATGATGGGATCAACATCGAACGCTTTAGACAAAGGAGGAGCAAACTTTAAAAAACTATTTAATGGATCTGATGTCACAAAAAGAAACAGAAATGGACAGACTAGCTCAGGATTATATTCTTTGTTTATACCTATGGAGTGGAATTACGAAGGATTCATTGATACTTATGGACACCCTGTCTTTGATACGCCGAAGGAAGAGGTTCAAGGACCTTACAATGACGTAATTGATACAGGAATTCTAGAACATTGGCAAAATGAAGCTGACGGATTAAAAAGTGATGGAGATGCTTTGAATGAGTTTTACAGACAGTTCCCAAGAACTACTGAGCACGCTTTTAGAGATGAAACACAAAACAGTATATTTAATTTAGCTAAAATATACGAGCAAATAGATTATAACGAAGAGCTAAATGCGCCACTAACGCAAGGTAATTTTCAATGGGTTAATGGGGTTAAGGACGGAAAAGTTATATTTTATCCTGATAATAAAGGAAGGTTTAAAATTAGCTGGACACCTAAGATACACCAACAAAATAACCATACTATTAAGAATGGTTTAAAATACCCAGGCAATGAACATATGGGTGCTTTTGGATGTGATAGTTATGACATATCAGGAACAGTGGATGGTAAAGGATCGAAAGGCGCTTTGCACGGTTTGACTAAGTTTAGCATGGAAGACTGTCCACCAGCTCACTTCTTCCTAGAGTATGTAGCTAGACCACAGACGGCTGAGATATTCTTTGAGGACGTTCTAATGGCTTTAGTATTTTACGGGATGCCTATATTAGCAGAGAACAATAAGCCCCGTCTATTATACTATTTGAGAAGACGTGGTTATCGAGGTTATTCAATGAATAGACCGGACAAGATATGGAACAAACTATCTGTAGCAGAAAAAGAGGTTGGTGGAATTCCTAACTCAAGCGAAGATATAAAGCAAGCTCACGCCGCAGCAATTGAAATGTACATACAAGATCACGTAGGTATGAAATCAGATGATACCCATGGTGATATGTATTTTTCAGAAACACTACAAGATTGGGCTAAGTTTGACATAAACAATAGAACAAAATTTGATGCAGCAATAAGCTCTGGTTTGGCGGTAATGGCTTGTAATAGGCATCTTTACAGACCTAACGCAGAAATAAAAAGAGAAAAACTAAATATAAGTATATCTAAATATAAAAACCAAGGTGTGCGCTCTAAATTAATAGATTAAACAAATGGCAGAATCAATTACAAAAGGTTATTTCCCAAGTCAAGTCGTAAGCGACTCTGAGAAGGTCGGTCTTGACTATGGGTTAAAGGTTGCTAAAGCGATTGAACAAGAATGGTTTCAACGTGATTCTGGAACTAATAGATTTTATAACAACCAAAGTGAGTTTCACAAACTAAAACTTTACGCAAGAGGAGAGCAGTCAATACAAAAATATAAAGATGAATTATCTATAAACGGTGATCTATCTTACCTTAATTTAGACTGGAAACCAGTACCTATTATACCTAAATTTGTAGATATAGTGGTTAATGGTATGTCTGAAAGGATGTATGATATAAAAGCTTACTCTCAAGATCCATACGGAATGAGTAAAAGAACTCAATACATGGAGTCTATACTTAGAGATATAGAAACAAAAGAATTGATTGATTTTGCACAAGAGTCATTAGGTATATCTTTGCAAGAAAACGCACCAGAAACTTTACCTGATAGCGAAGAAGAATTAAGCCTTCACATGCAGCTTAGCTACAAGCAAGAGGTAGAAATTGCTAATGAACAGGCTATAGCTGTTATATTAGCTGGTAATAAATTTAATGAAACAAGAAAAAGACTTTACTACGATCTAACCACCATAGGTATAGCTTGTGTTAAAGATAAATTTACTACATCAGAAGGTATAAAAGTTGAATACGTAGATCCTGCTAATATAGTTTACTCTTACACAGAGTCACCTTATTTTGAAGATTTATATTATGTTGGTGAAGTTAAGACAATACCTATAAACGAATTAAAAAAGGAATTTCCTGGTTTAACTCAAGAAGACCTTGATAAGATAATAAAACAACCAAATCAAACCTCTCAATTTAGAGGGTCCACTCAAAACAATAGTAATGATAAAAATACAATAGATATACTGTACTTTAACTACAAAACCTACATGAACGAGGTCTACAAGGTTAAGGATACTATGACTGGTGGTAGTAAGGTTATATTAAGAGATGATAATTTTGATCCACCAATAAATGATATGGTTGGGGATTATGGTAAAATAGAAAGATCCCTTGAGGTTCTTTACGAAGGTGTATTGATATTAGGAACAGACAAATTACTTAAGTGGGAAATGTCTAAAAATATGATGAGACCTAAAAGTGATTACACTAAGGTTAAAATGAACTACAATATTGTAGCTCCTAGAATGTACAAAGGAAAGATTGAGTCTTTAGTGAAACGAATTACTGGTTTTGCCGATATGATTCAAATAACTCACTTGAAGTTACAGCAAGTACTAAACAGGATGGTACCAGATGGTATTTATTTAGACGCTGATGGATTAGCTGAAATAGATTTAGGTAACGGAACTAATTACAATCCACAAGAAGCTTTAAACATGTATTTCCAAACTGGTTCTGTTATAGGTAGGTCGTTTACATCAGAGGGTGATATGAACCCAGGTAAAATACCTATACAAGAAATAACAACTGGATCTGGTGGAGGTAAAATACCTGTGCTGATTCAAAACTACAACTATTACATGCAGATGATACGTGACACAACCGGGCTTAACGAAGCTAGGGACGGTAGCACACCTGATAGTAGGGCATTAGTTGGTGTACAAAAATTAGCAGCAGCAAATTCAAACACTGCCACAAGACATATATTAGACTCTGGGTTATACCTTACAGCTGAAGTAGCTGATTCTATATCATTAAGAATATCTGATATATTAGAGTACTCCCCAACAAAGGAAGCTTTTATACAAAAAATAGGTGGACACAACGTTGGCACGTTAGAAGATATAAGCTCTTTACATCTTTATGACTTCGGTATATTCTTAGATGTTTCACCAGATGAAGAAGAAAAAACATTGTTAGAGAATAACATACAGGTTGCTTTAGGTCAACAAATGATAGATTTAGAAGATGCGATTGACTTAAGGGATATTAAAAATGTTAAACTAGCCAATCAATTGCTAAAAGTTAGAAGGAAAAAGAAAAGAGAAAGAGACGAACTTCTACAAACAAAAAATATAGAGACTCAAGCTAACGCAAACGCTCAAGCACAGAAGGTTGCTGCTGAGGCAGAAGTACAAAAGAATCAAGCTTTAATGGCAAGTACAATGCAGCTTGAAGAAGCTAAGATGATGCTAGAACAAAAGAAAATGATGGCTGAAGCTCAAATCAAAAAAGAACTTATGAATCATGAGTTTATGATAAACATGAAGCTCAAAAACATGGAGCTTAATGTAAATAAGAGCAAAGAAACTGGCAAAGAAGACAGAAAAGATGAAAGAACTAGAATTCAAGCTAGTCAACAATCTGAATTAATAGATCAAAGAAGTAACAATAAAGCGCCTAAAAAATTTGAGTCAGTGGGTAATGACAACTTAGGTGGAATAGAATTTTAACCCATAACACTAATTATATAATATTATATCATGGCAGAAAAAAAAGAACCGGTCCAAGAACCTGTTGTAAAACAAGAAGCGGCAATCAAAAGTAGCGAAGCTATTACAGATGCTAAGATCGAAGCTCCTCTTAAAGAGGGTGGAGATATGAAAATTAAACCTACTAAACCTAAACAGTTAGCTAATAACGAAGCTGAAGAAGCAATTAAAATTGATTTATCTCAACAAAAAGAAGTGGTTGAAGAACCTGTTGTTGAAGAACCAGTTGCTAAGGTTGAAGAAGTAGTTGAAGAACCAGTAGCTGAAGAGGTTACGGAAGAACAACCAGTAGTTGAAGAGATTACAGACGAAAAAGTTGAAGAGCAAACAGAAGAACTACAAGAAAAAGTAGAAGAAGCTGTACAGGAAGCTCAAGACACGGCTGAACCATTACCAGAAAACATAAAAAAAGTTATAGACTTTATGAATGAGACTGGTGGAAGTCTAGAAGAGTATGTTAGGTTAAATCAAGATTACTCTAAACAAGACGATAAATCTTTACTTAAAGAATACTACAAACAAACAAAAAGTCATCTAGACTCTGATGAGGTTGATTTCTTAATAGAAGACAGCTATGATTACGACGAGGACGTCGATGACGAAAGAGACATTAAAAGAAAAAAGTTAGCACTTAAAGAGCAAGTTGCCAGTGCTAAAAACCACCTAGACGGGTTAAAGTCTAAATATTACGAAGAGATCAAAGCTGGATCAAGACTAGATCCTGATCAAAAGAAAGCTGTAGATTTTTTCAACCGTTACAACGATGAAGTTAAAACATCAACAAAAGTAGCAGAGGAACAACAAACCACTTTTTTAAATAAGACTAATAAAGTCTTTAACGACCAGTTCAAAGGTTTTGAATATAAGGTTGGAGAAAAGAAATTCAGGTTTAATGTTAAAGATGGTGAACAAGTTAAGACACAACAGAGCGATCTTAATAACTTTGTCAAGAAGTTTCTTGATAAAAACAATGTTATGAACGACGCAGAAGGTTATCACAAGTCTTTATTTACCGCCAACAACCCTGATGCTGTTGCCAAGCATTTTTACGAACAAGGTAAAGCAGATGCTATCAAGGATAGTATAGCTAAATCAAAAAATATCAACATGGATCCTAGACAAGCACAGTCAAATGTGATTCCTACTTCCGGTTGGTCCGTAAAAGCTGTACCAGGTGACTCGGTGTCCGATTTCAAAGTTAAGATAAGAAAATAAATTTAACTAACTTTAAAAATTAAAAATTATGGCATTAGCTAGCTCGGGTGCCGCATTAGCGCACCTAACCCCGAGACCAAATAAAACATTGTTTGGCTCAAATTATTTATCAATCGCAGGCAACGATTTCAATTTCACAAAACAATTCCTACCGGAAGTTTATGAAAAAGAAGTTGAAAGATATGGAAACAGAACTATTTCTGGTTTCTTATCTATGGTCGGCGCTGAAATGCCTATGGCTTCTGACGAAGTTGTATGGTCTGAACAAGGTAGAATTCACGTAGCATACGACGATGTCGTAGGTACTGATGTTTCTGCAAATTTATTAACTTTTTCTGCTGCTCACCTTTTAAGCATTGGCGATACTATTATCGCAAGCAAAGGTGGTGCAACATTAAAATGTTACGTATCTGCTGTACCTAGTACAACTACAATTACTGCTCAACCTTACACGGTTGCTGATATATCAAGTATCGGTGCTGATGGAGTTGCTGCTGTTAAAGTATTTGTATATGGTTCTGAGTATGCTAAAGGTTCTTCTGGAGCTGGAAACAAAAAAGATGCAACTTTCACTTCTTTCTCGAATAAGCCAATTATTCTAAGAGACAAGTATAGCGTTAACGGTTCTGACACTGCTCAGATCGGTTGGGTTGAAGTTGCTACTGAAGCTGGTACATCTGGATACTTATGGTATCTAAAATCTGAGCACGAAGCAAGGATTAGATTCGAAGATCAATTAGAAATGGCTATGATTGAAGCGGAAAAAGTTGCTGCGGCATCTGCAATTTCTGCAACAGGTATTTCTGGATCTGAAGGTTTATTCGCTGCAATCTCTTCAAGAGGATTAGTATATAACAATGCTGATTTTGATGATGGTGTTTCAGGTGGTATCCACGTAGGTTTAGCTGAATTTGATGCTATCTTACAAGAACTTGACAAACAAGGATCTATTGAGGAAAACATGCTTTTCTTAGACAGAGCAACATCTCTATCTATTGACAACATGCTTGCTGCTCAAAATTCTTATGGTGCAGGTGGTTCTTCTTTTGGAGTATTTAACAACTCTGAGGAAATGGCCTTAAATTTAGGATTTTCTGGTTTCAGAAGAGGTTCTTATGACTTCTACAAAACTGACTGGAAATACTTAAATGATTCTACAACTAGGGGACTAGTATCTGATATTGAAGGTGTTATCGTTCCTGCTGGAACTTCAACAGTTTACGATCAGGTAATGGGTAAAAATATCCAAAGACCATTCTTACACGTTAGATACAGAGCTTCTGAAGCTGACGATAGAAGAATGAAATCTTGGATTACAGGATCTGTAGGTGGAAACTATACAAGTGACGAAGACGCGATGAACGTTCATTTCTTATCTGAGAGATGTTTATGTGTTCAAGCAGCTAACAACTTTGTATTGTTAAAATCTACTGATGGTGTCCAAGGATAATCAATAGTAATGTAATTCTTACCCTCGTTGTACTGACGGGGGTAATTATTACTTTTATAAACTTTTTAATTATATTATATTATGACAACAAAAACAATAATTCCAGGTGTACCAGAAGGTACCGCTTGGGAAATGAAAGATAGAGTTTACTATCTAACAACAAGAGAACAACCTTTAGTATTCTCTTTACCGTCCAAACATACTCAAAGAAAACCATTGTTATGGTTTGATCCGGTAAAAGGTTATCAAAGAGAATTAAGACTCGCAACAAATCAACCATCACCTTTAGCCGATGAGCAAAAAGGTAATGCAACTCTAGGGCGAATAGTTTTTAGAGATGGAGCTTTAGCAGTTCCAAAAAGATTTCAATCTTTACAGAAAATGTTATCGATATTCCACCCATTAAAAGGTGTTATATATCAAGAGCATGATGAAGTTGAGGTTGCTACATATGATTTAGAATATATGGAGCAAGAGATTGAAGCTTTAACTACAGCTAAAGACCTAGAAATTGACATCATGGAAGGTATATTAAGAGTGGAAATTGGAAGTAAAGTTTCCAGTATGAGCTCTAAAGAAATAAAAAGAGACTTGTTATTATTCGCTAAGAATAATCCCACATTATTTCTAGACCTAGTCAAAGATGACAACGTTCAATTAAGAAACTTCGGAATAAAAGCAACAGAAGCTAACTTAATTAAGCTATCCCCTGACAACAGACAGTTTACGTGGGCTAGTAACGGTAGAAAACTTATGACAGTTCCTTTCGACGAGCATCCTTACACAGCGTTAGCTGCGTGGTTTCAAACTGATGAAGGTTTGGAAGTTTATGATAACTTAGAAAAAAGATTAAAATAAATAATCACTTATAGAGGTAACCATCTCTCGGGGTGGTTGCTTACTATAAATAAAAAATAATATGGCAGTTAATATAGACACAGTTTATCAAAGAGTTTTAGCAATAGCTAACAAAGAACAGAGAGGATTTATAACTCCACAGGAGTATAACCTATTTGCTAACCAAGCTCAAATGGACATATTCGAGCAATATTTTTATGATTTAGATCAATTTTTAAAGATGCCTGGAAACGATTCCACGTATGCTGATATGGTTGATATAATAAAAGAAAAGATAGATATATTCGAAAACTATAGAACAGCTATAACAATGAGTGGCACAGGCACAGGTTCTTTCCCGTCTGGTTACTATAGAATGGGTGAACTATATTATAATTGCCCATCATTAAGTAGGTATGTTGAGATTGAGAAAATCAATCAAAACGAGATACACCACATACAAAACTCACCACTAACCAGTCCAAATTCGGAAATGCCCGTTTATGTACAAACAAGTGGAACAGCAATACAGACATATCCGACTATAACTTCCGGAGTTGTGTGTAACTATATATCAAGACCTTCTTCTGTCAACTGGTCTGCTACGGTAGTTTTAGGGGAATCTTTATACAACGCAAATGCTTCTACAAACTTTCAACTACACGATTCTGAAGAATCTGAATTAGTTATAAAAGTATTAGAGCTAGCTGGTATAACAATAAAAGACCCTCAACTTTACCCAATAGCCGCACAAGAGGAAGCGCAGAATGTACAACAAGAAAAATAATATAACATGCCATTATTAACAGGAACACAAAGACAGTATTACGATAATAGTCAATCACTGGTTGCCACCGCTAATCAAACAGCGTTTACATACGCTTTTTCACCTGCACCAGCAAATGAGGTTGATTTTAGTATTTTTATTGATGATGTACAAGTAAGTAGTGATTTATACTCCTACTCTAACAACGTTGTGACCTTTTCGTCAGGTAGAACAGTTGGAGAAGTGGTTGTTCTTAGGCAAATAACATCTGAAGAACAGTTAGGCAACTACCAATACATAAAAATAAACGATATTGTAAACAACTTTATAATAAACTATGTAGGTGAGGATAAGTTGATACCTAAGATAAAAAGAACCGACGTAGCTTTTCATATTCAAAGAGGAATACAAGAGCTTAGCTACGATACTTTAAATTCGGATAAATCTCAAGAAATAGAGATACCACCTTCGCTGAAAATGAAACTACCACATGATTATGTTAACTATGTTAAGTTAAGCTGGGTAGATACTTCCGGTGTGGAAAGAATAATATATAAAACTACTGACACTAGCAATCCTAATGCTTTGCTTCAAGATGTAAACTATGACTATATATTCTCTGGAGATGACAGCTTATTAACGTCAGGAGAATCAGAAACATGGGATAAATTCTCAGAACCACAAGTAGCAATAAATGAAACAGATACTCCTCTTAATGCTGATATTGGTGAGGGAAGAAGATACGGTATATCACCTGAACACGCGCAGGGTAATGGAGTATACTTTATAGATAATGCGAAGGGATATATACACTTTAGCTCTGATCTTTGTAACAAAATAATAACTTTAAAATACATAAGTGACGGTTTAGGTACTACAGCAGATATGGTTGTACATAAATTTGCTGAAGATGGTATATACAAATACACAGCACACGCTATTCTAGCATCTAGAACTATGGTACCAGAATATCTAGTGGCTAGATTTAAGAAAGAAAAATTTGCAGCAATAAGAAAAGCTAAACTAAGATTAAGCAATATAAAATCTGCAGAGATTGCACAAGTTTTAAGGAACAAATCTAAAGTAATAAAACACTAAAATATGCCGGAGTTAAAACATCACTTTCGAGCAGGTAAGATGAATAAAGACCTGGACGATAGATTAGTGCCTAATGGAGAATATAGAGACGCACAGAACATAGAAATATCTACTTCTGAAAGTGACAACGTTGGTACTATTCAAAATGTTAGAGGAACTACTAGAATAAAAGGTAAGACTTATGACACTAACACCCAAGCTATAACAGCTAACTGGTCCACTCATAGTTTTGGTTTAACTAATGCGGTTTGTATTGGTAGTGTACTAGATAACGAGAGTGATAAAATATATTGGTTTATAAAATCAGACGAATCTGACTGTATCGCTGAATATGACGATATAAAAGGGATAATATCCCCAGTGCTAGTAGATACTTTGAGTATATTAAAGTTCACATCAAATCAAATCATAACGGGTATTAATGTTATTGATGGTATGATCTTATGGACTGATGATATTACTGAACCCAAAAAAATCGATATAGAGATATTCAAATCTGGATGCTCTACAAACTTCACAACCCACACAACGTTTCACGGTGTTAATTTCGCAGAGCATGATATAACGGTTGCTAAAAAAGCACCATTAACAGCTCCAACACTTACTATGTCTACATCGACTAGAGGTGGTAACGGGACTGGCACTGACTTTGTATTAGTAAGCAATTCAGTAGCTACGCTGTTCACTGATGCGGATGGAAATGGAAAAGCATCTGGAACAGATGTAACGCTTAACTTTTCCCCAGCGCCTAACTTTCAAGTAGGGGATATGCTAACATTAACATCTACCTACGAAGATGGGGCATCGCTAACTAATTATGAAATTAAAGTAAGAGTACTAACTTTATCTAGCGGTAACCAAACTGCTACGTGTAAAATACAAAGTATACCTGTAGAGATAGTTTACGTTCCTTTAGTATGGGAGGTATTACTTAGTGAAGAAGGTCTATTGTTTGAAAAGAAACTAGTTAGATTTGGTTACAGGTGGAAATACACTAGTGGTGAGTATTCTACATTCTCCCCATTTAGTGAGTTAGCGTTTAAACCTTCTACTTTTGAGTATTTATCCTCTGATGGGTACAACGAAGGTATGATTAACAATCTTAGACAGTTAACTATAAATATAACAGATGCAAAACCCGCTGATGTAGACGAGGTTGATATATTATATAAAGAATCAAATAATAATTTGATCTACGTAGTAGACACTTTAAAGGAAAAACAAGACGGTACTTATGATGTATCTTACGATTTAGAATCTGAGATAATAGGAAAAGTCGTAGAGGCTAACCAAATGTTGAGACCCTGGGATAACGTTCCAAGAAGAGCAAAAGCTCAAGAGGTGACAGCTAACAGGCTTATATACGCTAATTATCTACAGAACTACAATATACCTAGTTTTAATACACCTGAAATATCAATGTCTATAGGGCAAAGCGCAATTACAACGGTTAAAGAGCCTGAACTTTCTATTAAGTCACTAAGAACGTATCAAGCTGGGGTTGTTTATGTGGACACTTATAACAGGCAGACACCGGTTTTTACAAGCAGTAAAGCTTCTAAACAAACAAGTAAGTCGTATTCTGATACGGTAAACAGCATTCAACTAACACTTAGTAACACCGCGCCAGATTGGGCGACACATTTTAAGTATTACATAAAAGAAACTTCTAATGAGTACTACAATCTATCTATGGATAGATATTATTTAGCAGAAGACGGTAACGTGTGGTTGAGTTTCCCTTCTTCAGAAAGAAACAAAATACAAGAAGATAGTTATCTTATACTAAAAAAACAACATGATGCGGACACTTTTGTTGGTGTTAAAGCAAGGTATAAGGTTTTAGATATATCTAACGATCCACCGGATTTTATAAAACTGATTAAAAAAGCTATAGGTAACGCCGATGGTACGACGCTAACTAGTGGGGTTAGTAGGCCACAAATTGGTTCTACTACCTTTAAATTCTTAGGACCTGACCCAGCTGATAGCCCAAGTTTTTCACAAGGTTTTACTTCTGACGGACTTATACAACTTAGTATTGCTGGATTAAAAACAGCTAAATACAATATAGTTAGTGGTGGTCCAACTGGAACCAAACAAGGTGAGATTGAGATATATTCTGTAACAATAGATGAACCGTTGCAGAGTGGTGAAGCCAGCCTAGATACACTAACAACGTCTGGTGGTCAAGCTTTCCAGATAATATTATTTGAAGAAAAGTTTGCAAACAAACCAGAATTTTATGGTAGATTTTTCGCTAAAATAAATAGAGACTCTGCTTTTGACACTAACATAATAGCAACGTATCCAGACATTGAAGCCGAATATGGTATAACAAATAGTAGGTTTATAAATAGAAACGCTGTCAATACAGGACCTAATGACGGCAGACAAGCCGCTTCGTGGTATGACACTAGGTCAAAACACAATGATGTAGCCGAATCAAATAACGGTCACCCAGTTAATGGTAGAGATTATTTTACTTTTCACTGGACAGCTTCACCTAAAAGTGGTAGTAAAGATTTTGATAAATCAAATAGTATAAATTCATTTTTAAAAGGTATAAAAGAGGCTGGAACTCTATTTAGGTTTAAATCTGAAGATGGTACGATTGGTGAAGTATACAAAGTTACTGGTTCTGAAATCACATACACGTATAGAAGAAATGGTAGAAAAAAATTAGCTAGTAGCAAAAGAAGAAGCTACAAGATAACGTTTGAGCATGCTACAAATCTTACGCCCTACGAAGATGTATTTGTTTATTCTTCTGGCACGGGAACTACTGTAGATGAAATTCAACTACTAGAAAAAGTACTTGATGGAGATAACGAACTACTAACTTCTAACAACCCAGCTATATGGGAGACAGAACCCAAAGAAGCTGTTGATTTAGATTTGTATTACGAAACAGGTAACACGTTACCTATATCTGAACACGGTACAACACACACTATTCCTTTTAAGAATTGTTATTCATTTGGCAACGGTGTAGAGTCTAATAGAATGAGAGATGATTATAATGCTGTTCAGATCGATAAAGGTGTTAAAGTGTCTACGGTATTAGCAGAACAATATAAAGAAGACCACAAGAAAAATGGATTAATATACTCTGGTATATTTAATTCAACTAGTGGTATAAATAGATTTAACCAATTTATACAGGGAGAACAAATAACTAAGGATATAAACCCACACTACGGCAGTATACAAAAATTACATGCTAGAAATACTGATCTTATAACTTTTTGTGAAGACAAGGTTATAAAAATACTAGCCAACAAAGATGCTTTGTATAATGCTGATGGGAACCCAAATTTAACCGCTACAAACAGAGTGTTAGGTCAATCTATACCTTTCATAGGTGAATACGGAATATCTAAAAATCCAGAATCATTTGCATCGTATGCCTATAGAGTTTACTTTGCAGATAAAAATAGAGGGGCTATATTAAGACTGTCTAGAGATGGTTTAACACCTATATCAGATGTAGGTATGAAAGATTTCTTTAAAGACATCTTACCAACCTCTACTTTAATACAGGGTAGTTATGATGATAGTAAAGGCTTATATAACTTATCGCTAAGTGCTAACACGTTGTCTTTTGATGAAAAAGTCGGTGGATGGACTAGTTTCAAATCTTTTGTTCCAGAAGAGGCTGTATCTTTAAACAATGTATATTACAGTATTAAGAATGGTGACATTTGGTCACACACAAACACTAAAAGAAATAGATTCTATGATACGTCTGTTTCAGAAAACGATACAACTAAATTCTATAATTCATCTGTTACTTTATTAGTTAATGATCAGGCTGATAGTATAAAGGGTTTTCAAACCATAAACTACAGTGGCTCTAGGTCAAGAAAATATACTAAAGATTATGATGCTGGCAACAGTTACGCTAGTCCTACCGAAACATTCACGCCGGGTTGGTTTTGTGAAAGTGTTGTAACTGATGAACAAAACGGAGCGATTAGTGAGTTTATAGAGAAAGAAGGTAGGTGGTACAATTACATTAAAGGCGATACCACTACTTTAGCTAACCTAGACTCACATGAATTCACGGTTCAAGGTATTGGTAATTTAACAGCTATATCAGGTGATACCAGTCCAGATGATAAAACAGTAACACTTAGTTTAACTGGTGTTGCAAACACAACAAGTGATGCGTTTGTTTTTGATGTAACACCCGGTACAGAGATACATAGCGCTTTAACTACAACTACAATAACAATAACACCTAACACTGGTAATACTTTAACCGCTGGTGATTTAAGCGTAAGTTCAACTGGTAGTTATGTTGATAGTGTTACTTTTGCACAAAGTGGAGTTAACGTAGTCGCAACAATAAACTTTACTGACGGTGTTAACATGACGGCGGGAAATTTAACAATTGCTTTAGCCGTAACTGGTGACGGGCTTTTGAAGAATTATTTACTTAATGACTTGTCGTTAAAAACCAACACAGATAGTAATATAACAGTAGCAAATACTTACTCTGGTTCTAGTAACGCAACAGCTGAACCACTGGCTAGTAAAACAGGAATACCAGCCGCATACTTATCAAACCCTACGGTAGCTACAAAAACATTTACTTTAGCTAGTAATTTTGTATTCACCGCAGCCCCTGGTTTTTATATTGAATCTCAAGACACTAACACAGAGAGTTTTTATACAATAACTTTCCAAGACACAGATGTTAACAACGCTAATATAACTATAGGGTCAGGCGGTAAAGTACTAGCTGACGTGGTTAAAAGAGTATATACTATAAAATATACATTTCCAGCTCAAGAAACAACTGGAGACGTTATAATATTCAACGCTAAATCAACTGCTACCGATGTAGCTCAAAGCAATGAGATAACAGGATACAGAGTAGCTGGATCTCCAACAGCATCAAGATTCGCGTCAACTAAAGATATAGCTATTTACGGTAAGGCAGGTGCAACATTTAGCTTTAAGCTAAAAATAGATTCTACCGCTGACACGTATTGGGCTGGTTCTGCTTTTAGTAGTGCGTCAAGCATAACACTTACAATCCCTTCTAATGGAGTGTATATTATCACTGTTCCTTTTTACGATACATCTACAACTAAAAATTACGTCTTTACAATAGCATCTATCCCTCCAACCTTATCGTTGGCTATCCCGCTCATAGGTAACATATACAATACAGCAACACCTCCAGTGGTTCAAAACCCTTTCACGATTAGTCAATACGCTGACGTGGTGCTAACTTTAAATGCAGAAAGTGCACATGGTGGTGATTTTACAATAACATCTTCAAATATAACTAAAACTTACCAAGCGCTTGGTTTCCCTGTTGAAACATCTAGTTTCTTTGTAGCCGCTTTATCTTTAACAGGTACAGCAACTGGAAATATAACTAAAACAAGGGATCCTGAGTTAACCGATTTTAGCAACTACAACTCCAATGGTTTTGATTGGGATTTTGATTTAACCTCTGTTGTAATAGATAACTCAACAAGTCCTAAAGGAGTAACCATAACTGGTAATGCTTTTATTGAACAGTACGGAACCGCTAGCACAACATCCGGTTTGGATTTAGATGATTTTCTATCTGTCGCAGGTGGAGCTTCAGGTGGAACATTAATCTACCAACCAGCAATTACTGGATCTGGAGGGTATATAATAACGCAATTTGGTACTTACAATGATGGTACTTATAGTCAAACTGGAACAAAATTTATTGATATTGGTGTTGCTAGTGGAACTAACATAAGTGGAACTGGTGTGATATATGGTAACTTCTACGGTAATAGTCTTCAAGAGATAACATTGTCTGTGTCGGCAGCATCATCATCGTGTTTTCATACTTCTACTAACTTAGCAATAAGTAAAACAAGTATTGTTGGTTCAGGGTCTAGTCAAGATCTACACTACACTTGGACCGCTCAAACAGACGAAGTAATAGACTCATCTTCATTAACTGTATTTACAGTTGCTGTGGCTTTATATAACGAACCTTAATAGATAAAACATGCCTAACATAACAATGACTTTTCCAAACGTAAACGCATCTGTGCAGGTTGGTGACTTAGTTTATTATCAAACATCATCAGGGGTTATAACTCAAATGGGTGATTGTACAGCTGTGACAGGGACAACTGTTAGTTGCTTTATAAGTGGCACTACCACTAGACCTACTAGTAATGATTTTGTGCTATTTGGAAAAAACAACACGAGCAATACCTCTGCATTAAGAGGTTATTTTGCAAAAGTAAAAATGACTAACGACGAGACTACAACGTGTGAGCTTTACACAGTTGGCTCAGAAGTATTTGAAAGTAGTAAATAATGTGTAATTATAATAATAACTTAATAAATAAAATAATATGATAGGAGCAGCAATGGGTGCAGCGCAAGGCATCATCGGCGGTCTTACTGGTATAGCTGGTGGAATAATTGGTGGAGGAAAAAGAAAGAGAGAACAAAGAGAAGCCCAAAATGAATTCAACACTAACAAGGCGAGATACGAAAACCTTGATACAACTAATTTAGCCGCTAATTCACAAAACGCGTTTGAAGATCTTACGGTCAACACACAAGCCGCTGATTTCGCAGGACAACAACAGCAACAGGCTTTGTCTAACACCATGGGTACTATGCAGGGCGCAGCGGGTGGAAGCGGTATTGCGGCGTTAGCACAAGCTATGGCCGGTCAACAATCACAAAATTTACAACAAGCTTCAGCTAGTATAGGTCAACAAGAGAGTCAAAACGCTATGAAAGCCGCACAAGGGGACATGACGGTACAAAGTATGGAGCTGCAAGGCGCACAACAATCGAGAGCTGCTGAATTAGATAAAACAGAAACATTGCTTGGTATGTCACAGCAAAGACTTGGTGCTGCTAACCAAGCTAGAGACAAAGCAACACAATCTTTAGTGTCTGGTGTGGGTAGTTTCGCTGGTGGTGTTGGTGCTGCTGCCGCTGCGGGAGGAAAAATGGATGGTGGAGGCGATGGCAGCTTTTTAACTGACGTAACTAAAGGATTAGGATTTTAAATAAAAAAACATGGCAAATCAAAACTTAATTAAAGGAGCATATATGGGTCCGCAAAACGCGGGTATAGCTGACTTATACTTAAATAGCATAGCTAAAAAGCAAGGTAGAGGACCAGGAAGATATGGTGGTAATATACCTGTACCTTATAAAAACATGCAACAGTACTTAAATAAAAAAGTAGATAGTTATATAGATAATCTACCCGCTGGGTATGAAGTCGAGAAGCTTCCCTCTGGTATGAGAAACGGTGTTACTAATTGGTCTAAAGATTTGCAAATACAAGCTGGCAATCACGCTAGGTTAATGAAAAAAACAAAACCAGGTTCACCTCAGTTTATTAATGCTAGGAATGAGTTCCAAAATATAAAAAACCAATTTAAAAACATAAGTACTAATTTAGATCAGTTTAAAGCTGCTAAAACAGAGTTTCTACAAGATTACGATTCCAAAACAATATCGGAAGGTGTAGATACAGATAGGTTAAAACTATTATATTCAACCGATACTTATAACTATAGCTTAGTCAATGGTCAGTTACAATTTCAACTACCTGACGGTAGCATGGTAGATGGTAACAAACTACCTAAGTATTTTAACAAAAATTCTGATGGTGCTAACAAACTATTACAGTTAAACGAATCTTCTTATAAATCAGGCGGACAATGGGATAGTTATACTAAATCAATGTACGAAAGAAAAGTTAACAATATAGTACAGGAAAAAGGTAGGGAAGGTTTACTATCCCTAGCTACAGATACTTTCTTAGACGCACCTATAATAGCAAAGGACCACCCTAACAGTTGGTTATTGCAAGAAGAAAACCACGAACAGCTCCAGCAGTATGTTGTGGATCAATATGTGCAAGGTATGGAATCGGCCGCTGGTCAAGGTTATCAAAAGAAACAATCAAAAACATCAACAGGTGGCGGTGGATCATCTAAGTACAGCGCTAACATTAGTAACCCTGACCAATACTTTAGTAATGATAAAATAATGGATATTAAAGATGAACTTGGCCCATCAAGCAATCATTCTATTGAAGCTGGTGAAGACGGTATATATGAGTTAAAAATTAATAAGCCAGGTTCTGCTCCGTGGAAACAAGTCATTGACATGAAAGATCCAAAAGCAGCCGAACGATCAAGAAAAATCTACAACCAATGGTTGGGAAGCATATCATCATCTAGTATAGATCCAGCAAACTTATAATATGGAAGAACTTTATAGACAACTATACGGTAAATATAGTCCAGGTCTAAGTGAAGAAGAGTTGAACACTAAAATTCAATTTGCTTCTGACCAAGATCCAGAGGAATGGGTCAATGCTTTTTATCAGAAGTACACAGGCTCAGGTCCGAGCGAAGAACAATCAAACTACATATCGAATTACGTGTCTGAGAATAAATCATCTACTGATTTAGTTCAACTGCCTAGCGAAGCTGAACCTAGTTGGATGCAAAAATTATTTGGTCAATCTGACCTTAGAGACGACCAAGCTACTGTAGGTGAATTTGAAGGCGAATCGTTTGATCTGTTAATAGATCCTAGTAAATATACTAAAAAAGATTTAGAAGCTTATGTTAAACTCAGAGATGAGTATAACAAGGTGGGTCCTAGTAAAGACATGGAATTGTATAGTAAAAATTATGAGGAAAACTTAAAACAATACGGGGAGGAACCCTCAAATCTTCAAGAGATGTGGGCTGGTTTAAAGGCTGTTGGCAGTACTGTTTCACTTAAAAATCCATTTGGAGCTATAGATGATATAGCAGTTGATTCATTTTTAAGACCAGTAAGAGTAATGTATGGTTCTGAGCAAGTTGAAAAAGTTATTGGAGGTGCTACTGTCGCGGCGGGTGCATCTAAAAAAGGTAACTTTAAAGGGAGAGTTCTTCGAGGTTTAGGTGGTGGTTGGGCCGTCGCTCAAGGCTCTGGTGATTCAGCTTTACAATTACATACTTTGATAGCAGAAGAGTTAGGTGATGATTACACCGCAGAACAATTAGAATCTTTGTTAGGTGATGAAGAGGCATTTATGAAAATGAGAAGATCTGCTGCAATTAAAGGTGGAACAACAGCTTTGGTAGATTTTGCATTTATGAAACTAAGCATGGGCGCTGGTAAAGGTATTAACAGGTCTTTAGCAAGAGCAAAAGTACCTGGGTTTGTAAGAAAACCAGCTGCTGTTATAGGTGCTATGCAAGTAGAAGGTGTTGGTGGAGCTACCGCTGAAGGCGCTGGTCAAGTTTTTACTAACCTAAGTGAGCAAGAAAGAAAAACAGGTGAAATGGATCTTGGCAAGGCAATTAAAGATGTTGATGGTGGTGAGCTAGTTATGGAATATTTTGCGGAACAATTATTTGGTGGAGCAACTGGTGTAGCTGGTGTAATGAAAGGTGTTGGCAAGTATAATATAAATGGTAAAGATCATAACGAATCTGATTTTAGAGCTATAGTGGATGGTATGACTGATGAGGATATAGCTAAAATATCTTTTGATGTTAAGAATGATGATGGTACCGCTGATCTATTAGAACAAAGAAGAAAAGATGGTTTTATAAAAAACAACTTAGATACTAGGGTTACTGAAGAGGGTGATAGAACAAAACTTTTTGAATTAGAAAAAGAATTACAAGAGTTAGAATCAAAGGGATCTGTAACACAATCTCAAAAAAATGAAATAAGTAATAAAAAATCTGAAATAAAAGATATAACTAACACTTATTTTGAAAAAAATAAAGGTTTAGAAGAGAATAAACAAACCACAAACCAACAAGTATTAAAAAAAGCAGTTGGATCAGACATAGCTGAGGCTATGGGCGGTAAACAGGAGGTGCTTCAATATGATGAAGTTGTAGAAAGATATGGAGAAAAAGCTGGTAGGCAAGCTGGTTTTATAGATCCTAAAACTGGTAAAGTTATTGTTAATAAAACCGTAGCAATTGACGCTAAAGGTAATCTTAATGTTGCTGGTCATGAATTTATACATCAAGCATTAAACGCTAGGTTAAATGGAAAAGACAAACAAGCTAGTCAAGCTGCGCAGAAAGCTATAGAAAGCTTTAAGCAAAAAATGGCTAAAGACAACGCGGATATTCATGCGATGGTTTTAGATAATTTCAAGAAACTAAACTACAAACCTGAAGAAGTCTCTGGGGTAAACGCAGATGAATATTTAGCTCAACTATCAGATTTAATGTCTAAAGATAAAAATATAGCTAGAAAAATACAAGGTAAAGGTAGAATAGAATCTTTTATAGATAGTGTTAAAGATCTTATATCAGATACGTTAGGCATACCAAAAGCAGAGCTTAACTTTGAAACGGCAGATGACGTTACAAACTTCATGATAGCTCATAACAAAGCTTTTAGTAACAAAAAAGCAGACACAAGATTTAGAAAGTTTACTAGTGAACAACTAGCCTCAACAGGTAAAAGAAAATTTAGTAAAGTAAATTTAGACCAAGGTGATGGTACTTTAGAGAACAAGATAAACGCGTTAACATTAGGTGCAAAAACAAAAGTTGAGTTTCAAGGTCCAAAAGGTGGTTTTGGAACAGTGTATGAAGCTATAGTGCTTGGTGATCTTGATAGGTTAATAACAAACGTTAATAATACACAGAAAGATTTAATTAGAGAAGAGCTAGGCATAAGGCTTGCTGGTAGGCCAAAATCAGCAAAGAAAATAGCAGAACTAGAAGCAAAAGGTATGACAGAAGAGGAAATAGCCGCTGGTTATGATCCTGCTAAAGCAACTTTGTATAAGTGGTTTGGTAGTAACATAGCTCAATCAAAAATGGTTGCTAATAAAGCTTTATTTAAAGACAGTGAAAATAAAGGACCTAGTTTAGACGAAGCTAAGAAGAATGCTGAAGGCGATTCATTTGCTACTCAAATAGAAGATACCACAGAGCTGTCACCTGAAGAAATAACAGATTTAAACTTAGCTAAAGAAAGAAAAACAAAAGCCGCACCTAAAAAAGCTAAAGAAACGTTAAGAAGAAAAATGGGCTTTGAAAGAAACGGTGATGCTCATAATACGATTAAAAATGGTGTAAAGAGAAATGTATTAAGAAATTTAGTTATCACAAGAAGAGCATTAAAAGAAGATGTAGCTACTGGCAAGTACAAGAAAGGTGATAAAATCACCGAAGCTGTAGATATTACTGATTTAAGATGGCAAAAAGAACTAGGTAGGAACTTAGGTATAGATCTTCAAAATTTAATGATGGAGAGAATGGGTAGATCTGCTAAGGATTACGTTACGTTTTTAGATCAGTTTATTGAAGAGTCGTTTGCAATGATGGACCAAAACGCGATAAACAATAGGTTTGCCGGTTTAGTCGTTAAAGTTGTTAATAAGCAGAATTCAGAAATGTCTGCGCTTGATATGAAGGTTAAAAGTAAAACAGCTGGAAATGCATTGTTTGAAAAAAGAGTAAAAACTAAAGAAGAATTAATAGAGTACTTCTTAGTAAGAGGTAGAAAAAATAGTTTAGCACAAGTGTTGGGTAATGAGTTTGCGTATGACGCCACTATGGAAGTATTGTTAGAAAGTGACATGTTGTCTAAAGCTGAAAACGCATTAGTTAATAAGTCTGGCTTAAAAGGCCAAGCTTTAATAAGTTTGATAGCTAAACAAATAAACAGGGATCCAGGTCTTAAATTTAGTAAAGTATTAACTCAATCTGAAAAAGATCAAGTTAGACAAGTAGCTCCATTAATACAAGAATACTTAAAGGGTTTCGCAATAACCAATCAAACTGTTATAGACGCTTTAACGAAAGCGCTACCTGATTTAAATGAAAAATCAATAAAAGGTTTCGCTAAAGAACTACTTAACCCAGTAAGAAGATATTTAGACACTGAACTTAAGAAAAAAGGTATAATAACTAAAAATGTAGACTTTGCAACTTTCGCTTTTGAATCTATAAATTTAGCTATAAAATCTGTTGAAGTTAAGATTAATAAGCTAACTGGAAACAAAATTCCTTTCACTGATTTGTTTAAAGATGCAAATGAACAAGCTATAACTAGGTCCGCGGTTAAGAATTACTTTAAAGATTCTATGACTGAGACTAAAATGGTTGATGGAAAAGAAGTTAAAGTACCAATTACAGATCCTGCTAAAAGAGCAAAAATTCTCCACGCATTAATGCGTCATAAAGCTCACAATACTACTGGTGGTAAAAGATTCCAAGAAAGATACCAATCATTCAGTAGCGCTAAGGATTTTTATGATAACACTTTTGGTTTTATACCAGGTGTAACAGTCGTTGGCTCTAAGACAGCTGGAGGAATGTCTTACGCTATATATGACGGTGGAGTTAAGGTTAAGTTTCCACCAGCTTTAGCACAGTCAAGCAAAGAGATGATAAAGGGGAAACCACGTAATATTTCTAGAGCAACTTGGGAGGTTAGATATGAAAAATGGAAAAACGCAGCACAAGAAAATTTTGATGAAGTTAATAGGTATTTAGCCTACATAGCTAAAACAGAATCTTCAAGTACACAAGCGATGATGTCTATGTCTATGAAACAAGGTATGAAATCAATGTTGAAAGCAGCCGCTAGAGTTGAGTATTATTTTGAAGGAAACTATAAAGGGGAACTTATGTTTGAGCATATGGTACCTACTGAAAAAGCATTATTTGATTTATTCAGTTTCCATAAGGGTAATAAAAAATATAGCCTAGAACAGATACAAGAACAATATGTTGTTGCTATCATCCCAAAAACAATGGATAATAACATGAATGTTATTTTTAGACAAGATAGGTTAGCTTCTTTTGACTACGCTAAGGATAACGCTAGTTTGTTGTACTACAACCCTGCTACTTTTGGTTTTACAAATATGTATGCCATGAAGTCGCTTAGTGGTAAAGGAGAGGTTATGGGTAAACAATGGTCTGGTTTTAAGGGAAGTATAAATAGTCTAGCTAACAGAAAAGCACTAAACACACTCGCTAAAATAAACGATATAAGAAACATGTACTCTAGGCTTAAACCACCGGTTGAAAAAGGCATGAGTGTATTTGATTTTGACGATACTCTAGCTCAATCAAATAGTAAGGTTTTAGTCACTGCTCCTGATGGTTCAACTAAAAAGATAAACGCAACTGAGTTTGCTTTAGAATCAGCTGATCTTGAAGCTGCTGGAGCAACGTTCGACTTTTCGCAGTTCAACAAAGTTATAGATGGTAAAAAAGGACCATTTTTTAATTTAGCTGAACAGATACAGGGTAAATTTGGTAATAAAAATATATTTATACTAACAGCAAGACCACAAGAAGCTGCATATTCAATACATGCTTTTCTGAAAGGTTTAGGGTTAGATATACCTATAGACAATATAACTGGCTTAGAAGATGGTAAAGCATCAGCTAAAGCTGATTGGGTTATAGATAAAGTGGCAGATGGTTATAATAACATATTGTTTGCTGATGATGCTATAAAAAATGTAAAAGCTGTAAAAGAGGTATTAGAAATTGCTGATGTTAAAAGTGACGTTAGGCAAGCTAAAATGAAGTTTAGTAAAACGCTGGATGAGAATTTCAATAATATACTAGAGAAAAAATCTGGTATTAATAAAAATGAAGAATTTAGTAAGGCATCTGGTAAAGCAGCTGGTATAGGTAAAGGTAAGTATAAGTTTTGGATGCCACCTTCTGCTGAAGATTTTTTAGGTTTAATGTACAATATATTACCAGCTGGTAAAGCAGGTGAAATATCTTTAAAATTCTTAAACCAAGCACTAATAGACCCTTACTGGGCAGGTGTGAAATCGCTTAATGCTGCCAAGCAAGCTTTAGGAAATGATTTTTCTGCTTTAAAGAAAAGGTTTCCAAAAGCATTTAAATCATTATTAAAAGATGTTGGTCACAAGCAGTATTCAAATGAACAAGCTATAAGAGTTTATTTATGGAACAAAGCTGGATTTAAAGTACCAGGTATGTCTCAGGTGGACGTAGACACTTTATCTGGTATAGTTAGAAATAACAATAATATGAGAGGTTTTGCTGATATTGTTGGTGCAACAACTAATTTAAAAGAAGGTTATGTAAAACCTAACGACGATTGGGTTGCTGGTACTATAGCTTATGATTACTTCACTATAGCTCAAAAAACAAATAGAAAAAAATTCCTCGCTGGTTGGGTAGATGCTAAAAATGAAATATTTTCTGAGAAGAATCTTAACAAAATAGAAGCCATATACGGTGAAGATTACAGAAGTGCTTTAGAAGATATAATCTGGAGAATGGAAAACGGTACAAACAGAACCACCGGTAAAAACAAAATGGTTAATGCTTGGATGAACTGGGTTAACAACTCTGTTGGAGCTATTATGTTCTTTAACAGTAGGTCAGCCGTTCTACAAACAATATCTATGATTAACTTTATAAACTGGAGTGATAACAATCCACTAAAAGCGGGTATGGCTTTTGCTAATCAAAAGCAATTCTGGTCTGATTTTAGTATGATATTTAATTCAGACATGTTAAAACAAAGAAGATCTGGATTACAAAGTGATGTTAATGAGGCTGAAATAGCTCAGGCTGTTGCTGGTAAAACAGATAAGGCTTCTGCTGCTATATCTTATTTATTGAAAAAAGGTTTCTTACCCACACAGATGGCGGATAGTTTCGCTATATCAATGGGTGGAGCTAGTTTCTTTAGAAATAGATTCAACACATATAAGAGCCAAGGCATGACAGATATGCAAGCTAAAGAAAAAGCTTTTACTGATTTTGCAAAAACATCTGAAGAATCTCAACAATCTGCTGACCCTGCTTTAATATCACAACAACAGGCTGGACCGCTTGGTAGACTGATACTTGCGTTTCAAAACACACCGATGCAGTATGCTAGGTTAATTAAAAAAGCGGTATTAGACATTAAATATGGTCGAGGAGATGTAAAGACTAATATATCCAAAATTCTATATTACGGTGTGATACAGAATATAATATTTTCCACGTTACAATCTGGTTTATTTGCTTTAGCGTTTGATGATGAAGAAGATGAAAAGTTAACTCAGAAATTAGAAGATAAAAAGCTAAGAGCTTTAAACACATCGCTTGATAGTTTACTTAGAGGTGGTGGTGTTTACGGAGCTGCGATATCTACTATTAAAAACATGATACTACAGTTTAATAAACAAAATGACAAAGGTTACCGAGCAGATCACGCGTATACCATGATAGAGGCTATAAACTTATCTCCGCCAATAGGTAGTAAGGCAAGAAAAATATACTCAGCTACACAAACTTATAAATTCAACAAGAAGATAATACCTGGAATGGGTATGAGCATAAATAACCCAGCTTACTTATTATTTGGTAATTTAGTATCAGCTGCAACAAACATACCTTTAGACAGAGCTATAATGAAGTTAAACAACTTAAGAGCCGCTACTGATTCGCAGAACCAAGCTTGGCAAAGAGTTGCTACGTTCTTAGGTTGGAATACTTGGGATGTTGGGGTTAAGAACACCGCTGTTGAAGAAGCTAAAGCTAAAGGTAAAAGTAAAAGTAAATCAAAAAGTAACAAGGATATACAAAGACTATTAAACAAAAGAAAATAATATGAAACAACTACTAGTTATTGTAGCTTTACTACTATCAACAAACCTAAGTGCGCAATTATTTAAAAACTTGTACAAAGACTTTTTAAAGAATGGTACTTTTTACGCAGCTGGAGATATAAGTAACTCTGTTGAAGCTACTGAAGAAACCTTCTTTATTAGAACTAATCCAGATGGAAGTTTGTACTCTATACCAGAAGTGGTTGACATGACACCCGAATATCCGTTTGATTTTAGATATGGAATTGGTATTAGAAAATTAGCTAGATTTGATTATGAATTAAAACCTAAGAACTTCTATGATGGGACAGAGAATCAATTAGCCTTCTCCGCTCCAACATCGGCTTTTAAAGGTTTAGAATATCAGATCCATTTTGAGAAAGAGAGATATATGGGTGAGGATTTTAAAAATCACCATTTCTTTTTAAAACACACGGGCAAGTATCATATAGCGAAAATAACTAGCAGAGAGGTTGGAAAGATAAACCTAAATTATAACTCAGCTGAACTAAGAGCAAGATTACCCATAGGTAATAAATTCTCTATATCTGCAGGGGCTATTGCTAGGGGACACGAAAGAGCATATGGCTACAACCCAATTGAGATCTGGTTAAATGAAACCAACGCGGAAGGCCAAGCTGTTAACCCTTGGTATAGTTTGGGGTACACTAACGGGTACACTGACCACTATACCGAATATACAGATTATAATACAGGCGCTGTGAGTTATGATTGGATATGGAAAGATTCTGATGGAGCTATAGTAGCTCACACTGATCTTGAGTTTAGAGAGCTTTGTATGCCTCATATGATGAACGAATATAATAGAGAACAGTGGGGACTTCTTGATCCTTGGATTGAAATTGCACCAATAATAGGCTTTGATTTTTATCATTATAAAAATAACTTTTGGTTACATACTTACGCTAACTATATACTTCCAAAACATAAGTATCTTGCTGGGGATGAGAACTTCTCTTACTTAAATAGAAATAATTGGGGTAAGGGTGGTTTAATGCAAGATTCAAAACTAGAACAATGGGATGATTATTCAGCTGGATTAAATTTTGGTTGGAAGTTATCAAGTCACGTAGGGTTGTTCGTTGAAGGCGAGTATTCTAAGATGTGGGACAGTAAATTATTTCAGACTACTTTTGGTCTAAACTATACCTTTAAATAAAACATGGCAAAACAAATTAGCGGAGCAAACAAGATCGGAATTGACGTAGATGGCGATGGAATACCCGATGTATCTCTTTCATTAAAAACAATTGGCGCTATAGCGTTTGGCATAATTAGTATGGCTGGAATGTGGTTTACACTAAAAGCAGACATAGAATTGGCTAAAGAATTACCAACACCAACTATAGAGAGAATTGAGTACGACCTTAAAGATGAGTTAATACGACAAACTATTATGGACACCCAAGAGGATGTCGATAATATATTAAACAAGCTTGATAAACTTGAAGAAAGATTATATGAAATAACTAAAGATCTATAAAAAAACAATGAAAACAATCAAATTTATTTTAATACTATTGATAAGCTTAAGCGCCACCGCTCAGATGGCTCAACCACCGGCAAACTTATGGATAACAGATGCTGATTTTGAGGATAAGATCAATGAAAGACAAGCTTTTGGTGATGACAATCACAAACCTGTTTTAATTGAGTTTTGGGCAGAGTTTAATAAAGACAACTGTTTCGAGGATTGGGACAAGGTTGAAGATGTTATATTTTATAGAGTAAACATAGCTTTAGCACCAAATACAAAGAAGAAATATAGAGTTAGAATGCCACCTACTTTAATTATATTTAAAGATGGCTTAAAAACAAAAACCTGGAAAGCTGGTTTAGACTTACTAATACCAGTTGATTTAAAAAAAGTACAAGAAGCTATTGATGAAATTAATACAGCTTCTAAGTTCTGAGAATAATACTATTTATACTTGCTGTAATAACCGCGATCAATGCAAGTGCGCAGATAACACCGGATAAACAACTACATTATGCCGCTGGTGTAATTAGTGGTGCAGTTGGTTATGAATTGATATATAAAATAACAAAAGACAAAAAGAAAGCTAGATGGGGAGGGTTTGCAACGAGCATACTTGCCGGTACTTTGAAAGAAGTTATCGATTCCCAGCAATACGGTAATAGGTTTGATCCCGACGACTTATTAGCAACCACTTTAGGTGGTATAACGATTGGGATAACAATTAAATTATTTGACAAAAGATGAAAAAAATATCAGAAATGTTTTGGGATTGGGTTATGAGTAAAACTACAGTAGACGAGAAAGCTGTAGCAACTTATAAAGAGATTAAAAAAAGATACAATCTAACGACTGCAGAACTTAAAGACATAAGTAAAGCTATCAAAGAGGTTGGTAATCAAATAGGGGACGTCGGAGGTGCTTTAAAAGGCAACGCGCGTAAAGGCAGGAAGTAATATGAAACTTTCAAAACACGTTAGTATTAAAGAAGGAGTGTATAGCATAACGGCGAAACGGCTGGGACTTGACAACTACCCTACTAGCGATCACATTATTAACATGGAGTTAATTTGTGAAAAAATCTTCGAACCACTAAGAAAAGCGGTTGGGGGTCCAATAAAAATAAACTCTTTTTATAGAGGCGAAAAACTTAACAAAGCTATCGGTGGGAGTAAAAGTTCTCAACACTGTTCAGGCCAAGCTATGGATATTGATGATACATATTCCTACATGACCAACGCTGAAATGCATAGTTATATACGTAAGAACTTGTCTTTTGATCAATTGATATGGGAGTTTGGAACTGATGATAACCCTAATTGGGTTCATGTTAGTTATGTGAGTGAAGAGGCTAACAGAAAAAGATGTCTGAAAGCTTATAGAAGCCCTGGGTCTAGATCGACTAGATACATGATAATGTAATAAAATATAATAAATGAAATTTGATAATATTGAACGTAGAATTTTTGTAGTAGCCTTTTTCTTAACTCTTTTAGTTATTTCTTTAGCTAGTTGTTCTAGCTACAGATTATCTACTTTAAATCACGAACCAACCGAGGTAGTCTACCTCAACATACCTAGTACAGTCAAAATAGACACACTAACTTATCGTCAGTTAAACTGGAAGATGAGAACTGATTTTACTTTTAGGTGGAACTTTGCTCAATACGCTAAAAACCAACCTTACACTTGGTACATGTCTAACTACACTTTTAATATGTGGAGACCTTATAATTCGTTTGATGTATATTGGAATAGAGACGCGTTTTGGAACCATTGGGCTTTTGGTGTACCTAGCTGGAATTACTGGAACTATAATAATTATGGTTGGTTTGGTTTTAATAATTATCGGGAAGTATCTTATGTTAGTGGTAGAAGAGGTAGCGCTATGACTACACAAGATAGAAGAGGTATCGCAGCTATGATAGAAACTTCTAAACGTAAAAAAGTAACTGTTAGAAATACCAATTGGAATAACAATAGTAAACCAATTGTAAATAGTAACAATAACATTAGAGTTTATCAAAACCCTAATAATCCTATTATAAATAAACCACCTACTATAAATTACAATAACGCAGGTAGATCATCAGTGAATGCAACTAAACCTGTATCTAAAGGTCCACCAAGAAAAAGAGACTAAAGATTAGTTTTTTGTGCTCTTGGTAAGATTTTTGATACCTTAGATTTCTTAGGTGCGGTCTTGGTAAGCTTTTCATTTGTCATCCACCCATCATATTCTATCTCTTTTATTTTAAGATCACTTAGGACATGCCATTTAAGCATCCCTTTTCTTTCTAGGTAAGAAACATACTGTTGTTCCATATTTCTATCGTGGGCTGATCTATTTAATATATAAACTGGCAAATGCCAACTATGAGGAGGAGAAGCACTTATTCTACCTCTCTTATCCTTCCCTAAAACATCACCAACACTTTTAGCAAAGAAATCAAAACCTACTAAGTCTATACTTGCGTAGGTTTTTACTTTTTGTATAAACCATAATATGGTTAAAAATCCAGCGCTAGGCCTAAACTCACTAGGATTATACATGTCTTTATCGAAAGTCATCATGACCTCAGCAATCTCTTCATCGGTATACATTTGAGTGTATTCCATTCCTTCAGGTAAACGATCCTCAATTATCCAATCTTTCAGTCTAAAGTTACCTCTACATCTATTTAGCAAGATTTGCACATCTTTAAATATACCGGTCTCAAAGTCTTCTCTTCTATTGTTGTAGCACGGTGACCTAAATTGGCCCGTAACCCATATGTCTACCCTAGAGCCTAGTGATTTTTCTTGTTCTGGCGTAGCTAGTATAGCTCTACCGAATCTAACAACAATATCATACTTGTCTATTTCCTTAGCCAGCTTGTGGTGCATTATCTCTACAGAGTTCCCTACGAATACTATAGATTTACCCCTTACAAGCTCTTGTATGTCTCTAACCATTCCTCTGCATATTTTCCAGGTTTATTGTAAGCGTCAAATAAAGGTGTTCCGTTAGTGTAGTGTAATGCTCTGGCTTTATCTGCGTTGTGGTATCCAACTAAACAATTGTATCTACTTGGTAAGTCAAAAATATCATTATCATTAATGAATTTAAACTCATGAAGTTGAGATGGGGTTGCGTTGTCTAGGTATTCTTTTGAAAGTTTATTCTTAAACTCTTTGTTATTAAATATCATTAAAGAGCTCCAGTTTTTCTTTGGATAAGACTTATTCTGTATGCCATCCATTTTAATATCTCTAGGTACATAATCTTTATGTTTAACTAAAGCCATGCTTTTCTTTAGGTATCTTCTCATTTCATTAGGATCGCATTTCCATAAAAAGTCATTATCACAGAACATTGCCGTACCTTGATAATTACAAATCATTGGTACATAGAACCTAGTAAATGAAAACTCTGTTGATTCTCCTTCTACATCTTTTCTACCATACAATCCATGTTTTTTTAAATGCTCTTTATCTAACCAAGTTATGTCAGCGTCTGGTTGATATTTCCTAATAGACGCTTCACAGACTTTTGTGACGTCTTTAAATCTCGAATCGTGTCCAATAAATATTCTCATAATTTTTGTTTTTTAGTTGCTACAAAATATAAAGCTCCTTTGTTTGATGATACTTCAAGAAAATTCCAATATTTTCCAAGTTTTAAAAGCCACCAAGGGGATTTTTGTATTGTTAAATGTAAGTTAGTGTGATTAGGGAAAGCACCTTTAGCTGGTGTTAAAGCTATACTTTGAACTGTAAAGTTATTTGTTTTGTCATAAATATGTTTTATAACATTGTCTACTAAGTCTGGCTCAACGTGCTCCATCACGTCAAAACACACACTAGCATCACAAGCTGGTGGGTCATGGTCAAAACCCTCTCTTCCTGGCTCGTATTCATGAACATCAAAGCCTAAATCATCCCCGTGCTCCCATAGAAAAGACCTCTTTAAGTCACCGCTACCACAACCATAATCTAATATGGATTTTGATTTAGATAGCTTCATGTATTTATATATTTTATCTTCGTGTCCTCTTACCGCTCCACCCCATTTGCTATTTATTTTACCGTGTTTTTTTTGGAGCATTTCTTTATACTCTTTAGATACTAGGTTTTCCATTTGTTTATATTTTTGTTCCTGATGATTTACGTTTAATGTCGTCGTGATTAAACTCTGCCCAGTACAGTTCAAAAGCAACTCCAGGCATTACACCCTCAAATTGATGGTACTTACCTGGTTTAACCATAGTGAAGTCACCAGCTTTTAGTATTGTCTCATCTACAAGGCCCTGGTCATCTTGCCATACTCTTATTATCATCTCTCCTGATTCTACAAAAAATCCATTCCATTTGAATTTATGTTCGTGTTCAGAGCATTTATACCCAGCGTTAAACTCTATTCTGTGAAATTCTAAAACTCCATTTTTGTGGATCATCTCTGTTCCACCCCATATTTTACCTGCTTTCATAATTATATTCCGTTTTTAAAGTAAGGAGTTTTCCATTTTTGAGAATTTATTGGAAACCTAACTGATTTGATTATTTTTTTAATTGTTTTAGTAGGGTTGAAGTCAAACCATTCCGCTCTCTTGTTGTCCTTTAGGGATGATATTTTAAATGCTTCTAGTGATTGCTTGTCTTTATTAGAAAAATGAATACTACATAAAATCCTTGGACCTATCGCATCAACTTTATGATACTGGTATTGCGGTATGTATAGCATATCACCTTCGTCTAACGTAAACTCTTCTAATATTGTTTCAGGTTTATCAGGTATAGACTCCTTGTATATAGTCCATTTAACTTTGCCTTTCGTATGAAACAAAAAGTTTTCTGTAGCATCACCATGAGCCGGGTAACTTTTAGATCCAGCTGAAGGAGATGCATAAACATTCACTTGGCCTTGTTTAAAGTATCTTTCAAATTCAAAGCACATATCTACGAGATCTTTATTTTCATACTCTGCAAATGGTATAACAAAGCTTTTACCCTTGCTCCAAAGATTCGCTATTTTATTTTTACTAAGTATTTCGGTTTTATCCTTGCCACTTCTAGATTTGTCTAAACAAAATTTACCATCCTTGTCGTCGTAATCTATTACTTGTAATGACTTAACAAAGGGGTATCTATTTATATAATCACTCAAGTTGTCGAAAGTGAACAAATTTTTGAATTTATTTCTTCTAAGTATTAAGTGTTTTTTGCCCCAGTACTCTTTAAAAAATGTTTGCACTGGAACTGGATCTAATATTTCTTCTAATGTTATTTTATTTTTCATTATTTAATTTATGTGTATCAATTATAACTACCCGTCACAACTCAAACAGTCCTCGTCCATAGCTGCTTTAGCTATATCACCTCTAAGAACCGATTCAGTCCTCATGTAATACAAAGTCTTAACGCCTTTTTTCCAAGCATCTAAATGAACCTTGTTTATAAACTTAGGTTCTGCTTCAGATGGGAAAGCTAGATTAAGGCTAACAGATTGGTCAACATATTGTTGTCTTATACCCGCTTGGTTAATTAGCTCTAGCTGATTGATTTCTTTGAAAGTTCTGAAGACTTCTTTGAGCGGTATGTCGTGATCGCCCAATGTAATTTTCTCTAATGCTTTGACGTCCTGCACCGAGCCCTCGTCCTTTAAGATCTGGTCCCATATTTTTTTATTATTTAAATTATTATCTGTTAATACCTTTTCAAGAGTTGGGTTTTTACGTATGAACGTACCTTTTGCTGATTGATCCGTGAATACATTAGCAGCCCAAGGTTCTATTCCTGGTGATATATTTCCGCTAAGCTTACTATTACTAACAGTGGGAGCAATAGCACGCAAGTGAGTGTTACGCATACCAGTACCAACACACCATAAAGGCTCACCATAAGCCTCAGCAAGAGCCATTGAAGCCCTTTCGCTTTCAATTTTGATTTGACTAAATATTCTTCTTGTTTCATATTGTGATAATAAACCTTCAAATGGAAGGGATTTTTGTTGTAAGTATGTATGCCATCCTAAAACGCCTAACCCTAAAGCTCTACCTTTTTCAGCAGATCTTATGGCGTTTTCAAATCCTTTTAAACCTTTAGCTCTTTGTATGAACTCCTCCATGACACCGTCTAAAAAGAATATACTATCGTATATAAGATTAGTGTGCTTCCATTCATCATACTTAGCTAGGTTTAGACTAGACAAACAACACACAAAGCTATGGCTTTCATCCGTGTGTAGTGTAATCTCAGAACATATGTTGGTCATATAAACCTTCAAAGCGTTCTCCTTGTAAGCTACGGGGTTATTCTTATTGACATTACCTTTAAACATAATGTAAGGTTCTCCAGTTGCTTTACGCTTCTGTAGTAGCTTACCCCATTTTCTTCTAGCAACCTTATCTCCAGCCGTGAGTTTTCTCATAAACTTATCACCAATAACCGCACACTGATGTAGGTTTAATGATTGTCTATTTATATCACCCTTAGGCTCTCTTATATCGATCCAGTCTTCAAAATCAGCATGTTCGATGTTTAGATTAACTGATGCTGCACCTCTTCTAACTGATCCTTGATTTGTTGCTAGTATCGTTGAGTCATATATTTTACAAAAAGGAACAACACCATCTGATGTACCGTTCCCAGTTATCTTAGCTCCAGCTGGTCTAATTTGATTAATTCCAATTCCAACTCCTCCTCCGTGTTTAGCTAGTAGCATCATCTCTAGGTTTTTTGTGCCTATATCGGATATACTATCCGCAACATCTATTCCAAAACAACTTATTGGTAAACCTCTGTCCGTACCTGTGTTAGAGAGCACGGGAGAGGCTAAACATAACCAGCCATTCCATATATACTCAAAAAATTTATCAGCCATCTCAGGACGATCTAATCGTCTGGCGACTGTTTTAGCTACTCTAACATAAGCTTCTCTTGGAGTTTCATCTGCTAACAAGTATCCACCTTGTATTGTTTTTTTGTAAACATCAGAATCTGCCCAACTTGGGTAGTCCTGTCCTTTTATCCATCTATTACTCCACATTTTATATTAATTTTATTAAGTGATTTATCCAAGCCATTAGGCCATTTACGTTTAATACTACTAAGTTCCATTGCTTACGAGATGCTGTTTGAATCATAACACATATAAAACCCGCTATGTATAGCATCGGCTCTAATGTCCATTGAGCAGCGATTAAAAATCCAGCACCCATATAACCAATTCTTGAGGCAATCTTCTGCCATGATGTTAACTTATTCGTATAAGCTAACATCTTTATTATATATTCTTTACTTACCATACATCTTCAAAATCATCACCTTCATTCGCTTTACTATAGTCAGTTGACCTAATTGCGAAAAAATCAGTGTGAGTGTGACCCCCAGTAAGATGGTAGAACCAATCCAAGTTAGCCGCTGCTTTTTCGTCAAACTTGAATATTTCTTTGTAACCGAGTTCAATAAGTTTTTCATTTGTTCTTTTTCTAATAAATTGCTTTAGGTCATAAGCTTTAATACCCTCTATGTCACCCATCTCAAACATCTTATCTATATACTTTTCTTCTAGCTCTACCATAGTTTTAGCAGCTGTGTATATATCTTCTTTACATGCTTCTAATAAGGTTTGATCCTCTTCACACATATGCCTAAATAATTGGCATCCCATTTTGCTGTGTAAACTTTCATCTCTTACACTCCATTTCATTTGCTGTCCAATCCCTTTAAGTAGGTTGCGTAGCTGAAAGCTATAAAGTACAGCAAAGGCACTATAAAGGCTAACGCCTTCAGCAAAAGCGGAGA